TGTGGTATTCTAAATTGGCATCGTGAAAGGGAATGCTGGGTCTGTGGCTATAAATTCTAATAACTGAGGTGATTGCTATGGATTTTGTCTACATCTTCCTAAAAGCCTATCTAATTTTTCTGACTATCAACTATTACATAGCCACAGGCATATATTCTAAGAAAGGCAAAATATTTGAGTCGGTAGCAAGTTTTATGCTGGGAGCAATTTCTTTAGTGTTGCTATTACTAATCTGAAAGCCTCTCTCTTCTTTAGACTGGGGGAGTGGTGTCTTTAGGCACTGCTCCCATAAAGAGAAAGAGGTGGAAAGCATGGTAGTGTATCTTGTTAGTGGCTCTGCCAAAATAGATAGCCGTCTGTGCAAATACTGTGATTTCTACGACAAAATTGCTCGTCAGTGTTTGCTACTAAAATTAAAAGGCAGGTGCAAATATGGTGTTCCAGAAATCCAAAGAAAGTGAGCGAATCTTAAAAGAAGAGATCCTTAAGGCTGAAATCAAAGACTCTAGTGTCGTTCTTCTACTGCGGTTACTGAAAACTAGCGGTCAGTATCTTCTGAAGACTAAGACTTTACTCCTGAGATGGACTATGCCAAATTCGATTGAGCTGTATAAAATCGCTGAGAAGGAGCAGAAGTTTGATTCTCTTGAAAAGGCAGAAGAGGAATTCAATACATTAAGGACGATGTGGAAATTGCAAAATCTTTAAGGTGATGGTATGGAGCAGATATTGCCGTATGGTTGGAAGGAGCTGATGGAAAATCCCTTGAGAAAGGAGATCGCAAATCTGAAAGAGGAGTTAGACAAAAAGGTGGCGAAATATCATGATGTAAGGCAACAGCTATTCAACTACACTTTCGAGGCTATGAAGCTGTGTTTTCCAACTAAGCCGAAAAGAAAGCGAATTGAGACCAACGGTTATCATGAATATCTTGTGGCGTCTAGGGATCACATAGGCACTCAGTGGGATATTAGATGCCATATTTCTGACTTAGACCCTGACAAAAGCCGTAATGAGCTTCTTAGACATCTAGACTGGCTGAGGGCAGTAGCAAAGAAAGACAAGAAGGAGATGTTCGATAGGATTGTCCATTTCTATAAAGAGCTGGTAAAGACTAATTTGCCAACATTCGAGCGATTCATCACCGAATCATTCCTCTATCCAAAAGAGACCGATTTTGGCGATGACTATGATGAAAAGGTTGTAGCTGTAGAGATTCGGCACATGCCTTATATTGTGATTGCAAAACATCCTTATGATAAGGATAGATGGTGGGGCAGAGATACGATTAACCCAAATTCATTCCATGACGCCATAGACTACTACCATCTGTTTCCAACTATTAAAAAACTGCTCCTCAAGGCTCACAAATGGATGGATGAGATGCTATTAAGAGTCGAAGGCGTCTATTATTCGAAGACATTCCAGTGGATTAAGAGCGTTGTTGATGTCTATTCGAATCTTAAAGACCTATAGCGAGGTGATTGGAGATGCTGAGTCCAAGAGAAAGAATTACAAAGGCGAGAATCCATCTCACGAGGAAGTATCCGTTCTTTGGCTATCTGTCATTATATTTGACGCCAAAAGAGACTAAAGATATTGAGACGATGGCGGTAGATATAGACGGCAATCTCTACTACAATCCTAATTTCGTCAATAGCCTTTCCGATAATGAGCTAGTCGCCACAATTTGTCATGAAATCCTGCATGTGGTCTTTGAACATCCAATCAGAGGAGCTAAGAGGCATCCCAAAGTCTATAATATCGCCTCAGACGCTGTAATAAATGCAAACTTGGTAAAACAAGGCTTCACATTGCCAAAGGGAACTATAAAGCCAAATCCTTTCAGTGATGAGACGGAGCTTCTTATATTAACCGAGAAGGGCGAGATCAAAATCGTGATACAGAAGACAAGTGAAAAGACGGCTGATGAAGTCTATGATGTCATAATGCGGAATCTTGAGCAGAAATTTGGCGGAGTAGGGACTATTAAGAGCGATAGCAATTTCGACAAGCATATTTATGCAAAGGATGGCAAGAAGGGCAAATCTAAAGGCAAATCCGCAAAAGAAAAGGCAAAGGAGTGGGCTAAGAGATTCCAAGAAGCTCTTGAATATGCCAGACAGCGTGGTGAACTACCTGCTGGATTTGAAAGGCTATTCGATAAGATTCATGGCAATTATCTCAATTGGAGACAACTGCTCTACAAATACATCACGAGGACAATTCCTGTGGATTTCACTTATGCCAGACCATCTAAGAAAAGCCATGCTCTCAAGACATACTTTCCAAATGTAGTCAGGGAGTCTCTTAATATTGCAGTAGCTGTAGATACCTCTGGCTCGATATCAGACAAGGAGATAACTGATGCCCTTTCTGAGATTGTAGGCATTGTAAATAGCTTTAAGGGAGTCATATTGACAGTTATCTATGGTGATGCCGAAGTTCAAAAAGTTAGGACATATCAGCATCCAACCGTGGATGACATATTAAGAGAAAAGCCAGTAGGCGGTGGTGGAACAGACCACAGACCGATATTCAACTACATCCAAAAGCATCTAAAGAACGTCCAGCTAATAATCGCCTTTACTGACATGTGGACTACATTTCCTGAACGCTGTAGCATTCCAACACTTTGGATTAACTTCGACAAGTCAAATAATAAGAAGCCACCATTTGGCGTGGTGATTAATTATGAACGAAGAGAATGAATCTCACTGGGCGTTTATTCGCTGGCACTGGCTAAGGGATGAAGATCCAGAGGCTCGAAGGCTTCGTAAGATGAAATGGAAGGGCAAGGTTAAGTTCATAATTCGGGTCTTTCAGAACAAAGAGCCACCTCATGTCTATTATGACAGTCCGGATCATCCGCCAGTAGTCTATTATCTCATCAGCTCAGCCGTAAGGCAGGTCTTGAATGAGCTAACATTTGCGTTTCTATTCAGAGAGCTGAGATATTTAGGCAGAGAATGGGAAATATTATGGCAGGGTAAATTTGTCTTCGAATTCAAAGGCGATTTTACCAAAGATTATCTCCGACTCTTAGAGCTTCTGAGAGAGTCCAATCTTCCTCTAGCTCTGAAATTGAATAAACTATAGGAGGTGATAGCCATGAAGTTGGAAGTTAGCCACAAAGAATTGAGGAAGGTATTAGAAAAGGCTTGGGAGACCAAACTGAGCTTATTCATTTGGGGAGCACCGGGAATTGGTAAATCAACAGCAGTTAGGGACTTCGCTAAGGATTTGGCTAAGAAACTCGGCAGAGAATACAAAGAATGGAGCCATCTCACAAAAGAAGAGAAAGAGGCAATTAAGCAACATCCAGAGAAATACTTCCTGCTCTATGATATCAGGCTAAGCCAGTATGATCCGAGTGATCTACGAGGATTACCAGCATTAAATGGGCAAGAGACAGTAGAATGGAAGATACCAGAATGGGTCTATGTTTACAGCCTGAAGGACATAGCTGGCATAATATTCTTCGACGAGATAAATTTAGCTCCGCCATCTGTTCAGGCATCCGCATATCAGATTATCCTCGACAGATGCATATCGGATACCAAGCTGTCTGATAATGTCTTGATTGTTTCAGCAGGCAATAGGATTCAGGATATGGCGAATGTCTATGATTTGCCAAAGCCATTACAGAACAGATTCATACATTGCGTATTGAGGATACCAACTGTAGAAGAATGGACAGAATGGGCTCAGGAGCATGGCTTAGACAATCGTGTCATTACATTCCTGAATGCGAGACCAACCTTCATCTTCAAAATGAGCGAGAAGGCTGGAGATGAGGCATTCCCAACGCCAAGGACTAATGAATTCTGGGCTAGGTTAATAGCTGATGTGCCAAATGATGATTTAAAGACACTAGAGATGCTAACCGCAACTGCTGTAGGAACTGGAGTAGCCTTAGAGTTCGTGTCTTTCATCAAATTACAGAGGCAAATAGACTTCAAGGCTATACTCGATAATCCAGAGAAGGTAAAAGAGATACAGGAGCTGGATATGAAGTATGCATTAGTGAGCCTTATTATTGAACATTGGAAGCAATCTAAGCATTCACTTGAGACCTTCAAGAAGCTGTTTGATGTATTCAAGAATTTTGCTGAGGAAGAATTCCAAATTATCACCCTCAGAGGCATAAAGCAAATAAGCCCAAGAATAATCATGCAGGCGATTGAAAGGCTTCCAGAATTTAGGGACTGGGCTAAGAACATCATCAAATACCTCTCCTAATTTCCTAAATTCTCAGCGGTGAGAGCATGCAGGATATGAAGGAGCTATTCGATTTCATCAAGGAGCGATTCAGGAAGAAGAGGCTGTCATTTAGTCTTGACGGCAAAGAAATCCATTTCGATATGGGAGATGACGGCGATAAGACTTGGTCAGACAGATTCGAAATCACAATCACAAAGCTAAATGAGTCCATCTATTCCATACTGGTCTATAAATTCCTCAAGAGAAAAGGGAAGATGACCTACGAGAAGGCTGGCTATATCGAATTTGATAAAGAGGCTGTCAAGAAGAGGCTAGAGGATCTCTATCTTGAGCTGAAGATAAAGAAGCTCTAGAGGCGATGGCTATGCCATGGATAGATGTCAGGATCGGTAGGCTCAGAGTTTTCCGCTATTATCCCTATGTGCGTATAATCAAAAGGAAAGGCTCAAATGACATCTACATTCATCTAGGTATCAGGTCTAGATCTGAGCGTGATTATGAAGCTGTAAGAGATTTATTTGCTCAGCGAGGCTGGATATGGCATTATTGGGAGTTTAGAGAAAAGGACTTCTTCGTGGCTACATTCAAGAAGGATGTGAAGTCTATCGAGGATGTAGAGAGCTGTCTCGATGACCTCAAGGAAATCGGAGCTTTAGAGTTATATCCAAACTGGGAAGAGAAAGTGCTGGCTGTAATGCTATCGGATGTCTGATAGCATGATAGCCTATCATCGTATTGGTCATTTCCAAGATGGATCGAAAAGGCGATATATCCTAATGCAAGTCGAGGAGCATAAAGAGGGCTATTATTTCCGCCTTCGCTTCAGAATCCAGCATGATGAGGAATACTTCTTTAATGGCTTCCATCTCTTCAATTTCACCTGCCATAGATGGTCTGATGATACAACCTACCTCTATATGTCCGGATTATTCAGCTTTACTCATTCATGGCGATATCTTCAGCGAACAGCAGGCTTCAAGATGATTAAGGAAGACCTAAAGGCTCTAGACGCCGTCATAGACAAGCAGAAGTTTAAATGGCTCTATGAGTCCTATAAGCTAAAAGATAAGCTTATACACCGGCTATAAGCTATATACTTTAGCTTAGTCTAAGCTATAGCTTAAGCTATAAACTAAAAAAATAAAAAGAGGGAGAGTATGGAGAAAAGGATATTGCTAGGCTATTTCAGGTGGAAGACTAACTCGCCTTTGATAAAGGATAGTGGCAAAATCAAAGTCTGGCTTAGAATAGCGACAGGTGTAAATGGCTCTTATTTTATCGAAGCATTCTTTACAGATGCATGGACGTATCTAGAGCCTATCGGTGCTATAATCTCCAATTTGCCAGTTAGAGCGATCAATAAGAGCTTTGACAGGAATCACTACCTGAAGTATCGACTCTTCTATTACTGTGGCAATGATCTAAACGCAAATGAGCTAATCAAAGGGCTGAGGAAATTCTGGTATTTCAAAGTCAAGACCAAGCTGGTGTATGTCAAATTCGAGCCTAGATTCAAGCTTGATGATGTCGTCCTAAAAACGATAATGAGGATGATCTGATGGTCTATATACAGTGGCATGGGAATAGAAAGCTGAAGATACCAATATTCTCCCTGCCACCAGTATTCACATGCATCGGTGCTACAGAGCTGTGCAAGAAAATCTGCTATGGCAAGAAGGCGTGGATATATCCGATGGTCAGATATCACAGATGGATGAACTATGCCGAGTCTCTAAAAGATGACTTTGTCGAGAAAATGATAGCTGAGCTGTCAAAGAAGAAATTCAGCAGATTTAGGCTTCATGAGACAGGAGATTTCTACAGCCAAGAGTATCTAGACAAGTGGATCGAAATAGCCAAAGCCTTCCCAAAAGCTAAATTCTTAGCCTACACTAAATCATGGCAATTAGACTTTAGCCAGCTTCCAGATAACTTCGTAGTCTACTACTCTGTGATGCCAGATACAAGGCGTTATCCAAAGACAAAGATGCCTTATGTCTATGTGATTGGCAAGGGCTTGATCTACAAAGAAGAGCCTAAAGGCTTCCTGTGTCCATATCCAGAGAAAGGCTGTGATGAATGCGGTTACAAATGCTGGGAAGGTGATAGGAATGTCATCTTCAAAAAGCACTAGTGAGCAATTGCTTGCCGATATTATCAAGAAAATAAAGCCGGACAAAGTTCTAGAAGCAATAGCCAATCCATCGTATATACATCTTCGCATGATCAAAGGCGATGTAGAAATAACAGTCCATGATACTATACGAGCCTTGAAGTTCAAGACAAATGATATGGAGCTCATGCTGTGGCATCTCAAAGTCACACCAGAAATTGTAGAATTCTGGTATTATCGCTTTCAAGATTTAGTTGTGAGTAGGCGTATAACAGAGGTGTGAGCATGATCGATATAGATGGCATCCTCGAATTGAAGATAGGCAAGACTAAACGGCGTTATCCATTTACCATATCTCGAATCTTTAAAGACAGAATCTGTTTCAGGATGCATGGCTTCAAATCTTCAGATAGATGGGCGTTTAAGCACATACTGGAATTCGCCTCACCGGATGACATCTTCATTGGCGTTCATGGAAGATATTCTAAGCGTGATGATACGGTCTATTTCAATCTCTCCCTTCATTCCCACAAAGGCGAAATAGCTCAATTGCTTAAAGGCGATAAGATCTCATTGCCCTGCACATTCTACATCTGGTCTTGGGAGAAAAGCCTTAAGACTAACATCAAATTCACCTTCTATTTCAACGACCAAGGCTTAATGAAGCTGTTCAATAAGATCCTCTAAGGTGATGGCTTATGATGGAGCTGTCTTCGATGAGGCTGAAGATTAAAGTCAATGAGAATGGCAGATGGCGTTATTATTATGACATCGGACTACGGTCAGAGAATCCTCAGCTCTCGAAATGGGTCTATGACAGAGGCATTCTTAGACCACGCTTTCTAGAGGACTTCATTGAAAGATATGGTCGGGAGAATGTCATCATACTGTCTTGGGGCAAATATTGGCGAAGGAGAAATCAAATACTCCGACTCTTAGGTGAGAGAAATGCAAATAGCTAGTGCTGTGAAAAAGCAATTGGTCAAGCTACACTTTGCAAGGATAGGCAAAAGCATCTGCAAGCAATTCAATTTAAAGAAATCGCCTATCATAGTCTTTAGTGAGACAGTAGCTTGGGATGTGTTTATGGGAGATATTCATCTCATCCTAATTTATCGGCCAAAGAAACGAAATATCATGGTTCAGATTTCAGATTATAGCACTGGAAAGTCTGCATGTTATTATCTGAAGCCTTGGAAGCTGACAACCAGCTGGATAATCAAACGGCTTGAAGCGATGCTTATCAATTCGCTGTAAAGGCCTCTAAAATCGATTCTGAGACGATTTTCTGACTTGCAAATGGTCTAATACTTATTTCGCTCAAACTCGTCTCTACGTGGCTAAAAAACCGCCTTTAAACGCAAATTTTGAGGTGGTCTGCGATGTCAATATGGGATCTAGCTCTGGAGCGTCTCAAGGAGCTAGCAAACTACCTCATGAGGAATTATGGCTTTGACTCGACCAACTGGAGCGAGGTAGTGTCTGGTGTAATACTGTTCTATCTTCATGGAGATGACATGTCACTGTCCATTCGATACTATCCTCGTGACTGCCTATTGGTTCTTGGCTTCTTGACTTGGAATATCCAGATTATGGAGAAGCTAACACCTGCATATGAACAGTATTGGATCGATATCATCCGGGAGGACTTCCATAAGCTGACTCATTTAGTTGATGACTTCTTGCTTCGCCGTCTAGTGTCTCTGGTCTAGGCATAACCGAAAAATATTTATACTTTACTGCCCTATTAGAGTATACAATGGAGAAAGAGGAGAGAGAAGATGACGCTGGGCAAGAAAAGTCAATACAGATTCGATAGACTGCTATCAGAGCTGGACATTAGCTCTCTGCGATTCCTAAGACATAAATATCTGCAAGATATCAGCTACTACAGGCACAGTCATGACCTAAATGTCCAAGACTATGCACAAGAATATAAGGAGCTACAGCAGAGGCTCAAAATGATCACAGAAGAGCTTAAACTGAGAGAACAGCTGTCAGCAGTGAGGCATGAGCCGGACATATATTTCGAAGGCGACTATCTGGTTGTGTCTTATCCATCGGGCATAACCAGAAAGTATAATGTCCTAGAGGTGGATGGAGATATAGTCCTGAGTGAAATCTATGATTAGACGGTCAGACTATGAGGATCTCACAGCAGATGAATTAAGACAGCTCATAAAGGAGCATAAGCTTGCGTTAAAGATTCTGCAAAGTCTGTATGGTGAATGCAGAGCCGAAGAAGAGAAAGTAGCAGACTTAGACATCCTCATAGACATCTTACTGGATAATCTTGGCTATAGCAAGCACACCATTCTCTTCACCGATGCAAAAGCATTAGGCAAGTCCTATTTAGAAGACAGCAAATTCAAGAAAAGGCATGGCCGGAAGAATATAGAACTGCTAGCGACAGTTACTGTGGCAGAAGTCCTAGACTACTATGACTACAGCTATGAAATTGATGAGCTACTGTCTGTCTTTGGCGTAGATAAGAAGAGGTTCTTTCGTGAAAAGAGCCGTATAGAGGAATACGCCTCTACGGTCTATTGGAAACAGCCCAAAAGGAGGTGATCATTAAGGCATGTTCGAAGAAGAATATCCAGAAGAGTATAAGACCATCACAAAGGCACTATACAAGGCCATTAGAGCATTCTACAAGGAGATTGAGAAAGCAGGCTATGACGGTGCATATTTCCCGCTGAAGATAAGCGTATTTGAGCTGTCCTACGACTTTGAGGACATCTTGGAAGTTCTCAGTTGGGACAATTTAGGCTCTACCGTTACCAGACATGAGATATTGAAGGTTGCAAAAGAAATAAAGAATGAGGAGGTGAAATGATATGGGAAGGGTCTTAACATGGGAAGAGGCTAAGAAACTATTAGAGCAACAGCCAAGACGCCTAATAATCCGGGAAGAGCATGGCGAAGTCGAAATCGCCTTCAGAAGTCCAATTGAAGCCATAGAACCCGGCGACACTGACTTAACTGGATACACTTGGAGTCCGCCAGAAGGAGCAGAATGGACAAAGCATGAGGCTAAGGTCGAATACAATGGAGTGACACATATCCTCAGCCTAGGCGGGCCTAAGTCTCCGCTTCTGTTAGGCATCCTAAACTACTGCATAGAAAACAACATCAAGCCTGAGGAGATAGTTGGCACTAAATGGAGAATAAAGCGAGAAGGCAACAGGTATGACATCACCTTCCTTGGTAAAGAAGGCACTGAAATCAACGAGGATGACGACTACAAGAAAATCAAGGAGGCCATAGAGTCCATCAAGAAGGATATGCCAGAGTATTTAAGCAACGGCATAGCCAAAGACGAGTTCATTAGCGGCGTAGTCATAAAGGCGAATATGCTGGGCTATACTGATATAACTCGTGAGACTGTCGAGAAGCATTTTGAGAAGTTGTTAAGTGATGGCATCATTAAGGAAGAAGCAGGCTTGGTGAAGAGCTAATGAAAATACATTGCCATAATGACGCAGACGGTGTCACCTCCGCCTTATTTGTTTGGTATGCCTATCCAGAAAGCGAAATACTAATGAAGGCAGAATTCGGTGATACTAGTGACTGGGAATCAGGCGACATAATGGTCGATATGAGGCCTAATGATCCGAGCATAGAAGGGCTGGTCATAGATCATCATCCCGGCCATCCAGAAAATCGCAAATACGAGTTGATATGGGATGTCTATCCAGCCTCATACATCGCCTTTAATCGCTTCAAAGACTATATTCCAAAGTCGCAGTATTGGAAGCTTGCGATAGGCTTAGGCGGAGACAATCAGCTAGAACTGTTAGATGCAGAAATCTTCGAGACAGAGCCACAACTCCTTTACAAAGTCAAGACCTACGCCTACCAGAGCTATGGCTCATGGCAACTAGCCTATTATCCACTCTATAAACTTCTTTCCTCATTGGTTAACAGCCTAATCAGAATTGGACAGTATGAAGATGCCATCAATCTAGTTAGATTTGCAGAAAGGCCATTGGACATCTACCACTCCCAAATAGCCCAAGAGGCTAGAGCAAAAGTAAGAGACGAAGTCAAGCATATTATGTCCACCTGCGATATCATCAACCTCAGAGATGTCCATGTAGTGATCTTTGATTCAGAATACAAGCTTACTGGCTATATCGCTTCACTCATAGAGGCTTCTAAGGACACCTATGGCTCAACCATTATCGCCATTAATCGCATGGACGGCTCCTTATCTGTGAGAGGAGATTTGGCATTATACATCAAGTCTAAGGTAGCGTCATTGCCTTACATCGAAATAGACGGACATCCCGGCTTTATGGGTGGCAGAATTAAGCAAAATGCCTATAAGTTCATAGATGACTTAGCAAAGCTATTGCAGATATGAAGATAGAGAGCGTATCTTTCGACAATGATGGCATTGCACGCATTGAAGTTCTATCTGACTCCAACAATCGCTATGTCGTTTGCATTGACAGTGACACGCTAAAGACTTGGTGTGATTGTCCCAGATGGGTCTATAAGAAAGAGCAGTGTAAGCATATAAAATTTGTCTTAGCTAATGTCAATTTAGCTGGCTTAAAGAGGAGGAATAATATGGAGCTGTTGAAGAGTGGTTGTGCGACAATAGACAGTCTATTAGGAGGAGGCTTCCCATACGGCATGGTCGTCTCAGTAACGGCAGAGCCTAATATAGGCAAGACCAAATTGGGTCTCCAGCTAGCAGTAGCGAATATCAAGCAGAAATGCAAGCATTCGATAATAATCGAGACTGAAGGCGAGTCCTTTGAAGACCACCTAGTCCTGATGAAGAAATTTGCGGTGAGATATGGCCTATCAGAACAGGACTTAGTTAAGCACATAAAATACTATCAGACCATAGGCGACGTCAAAGAATACGGCATCCAGAAATTGATGAAGCTATTGGGATATGACCTAAAGCTGACGCTATCAAAAGGCGGCAAATTCTCGACTGACTTCACACAGACTAAGCTCGGCATAGATGAGACAGTCCTAAAGAATTCATCCTTCATGCTCATAGACTCGATCACTACGCCTATTAAAGAATCAGTTGGCTCTGAGACACAGAATCTACCTGCTAGAGCCTCTATAGTCCAACGGCTATATGGCAGGCTTTATCAGCTTGCTAAGACCTACAATTTGCTGGTCGTAGTAAATCATCATACATCTGTCAATCCAGTCATGCCATTTGGAAAAGACCTAGGCAAGATATATGGGGGTCAGCCTGTCCTATACAATTCAAAATATGCGATTCAGCTTCTGCCATCCACTAATGAACTTAGAAAGAAATATTATCAGGGCTTTGAGAATGAAGCAAGACGTATCCGATTAATAAGACATCCGTATATTATAGCAGATGGGAAGCTGTATAACATTAGACTGAAGAAAGACTATGGCTTCTGCGACTTGTAATCTAAACATTAAAGAGATATACGAAATCCTGGAATTCTGGCGAGATCTAGGAGGAGAAGCATCCTTACTTTGGGAAAGCAATGAACCTGTGCTCAGCTTGATATACAGACCAGCTCCACTTGAAGAAAGAATAATGATTTACAGACTACATTCTGAAGAGCTCATAGATTTCCAAACAAATAAGAGGAAGTCTATATCTGTAGAGGATATCAAAAAAGAGCTGTTAGACGTCATGATCAAATGGAAATTTGAGGCCTCTTTATGATTGTAGCTGATAGTCGAGAGCCTAGATACATCATCAATAGTCTAAAGGCAAATGGCATAAATGTGACCCGCGATTTCCTTGAGATCGGCGATTATTTATTGCCGGGTGATACAGTCATTGAGCGGAAATCAGCCTCAGACTTCATACTCTCCATCAGGGATAATCGCCTATGGAACCAGCTAGAGAACTTAAAGCAGTATCAACATGCCGTCGTAATAATCGAGACTGAGGATATCTGGAAGGATATGTATTTCACCAATTGCCGGTATATCCACAAGTCCTATTTCGGAGCAATAAGCTCAATAGCCATCTCATTCGGTATTCCAGTCATCACAGTCGAATCTAGAGAAGACACTATCAGACTTATTGAGGCCATCTATAAACGAGTCACATCAGAAGGCTCAAGTGAAAGGCCTGTCAAGAAGCTGAGAAAATCAAAATCTATTCAGGAGGTCAAAGAAGACATGCTAGCACAAATACCCGGCTTGTCAATTAAGAAGTCAAAGAAGCTCTTAGAGAAATTCAAGACTGTCCACAGCATTGCCAATGCGAAAGAGGAAGAGTTTGTGCAAGTGGAAGGCATAGGCAAGAAATTGGCTAAGACTATTTGGAATGTCTTCCATTCATGAGGTGGTGATATGGCTGATAAGTCAAGGATCTTAGAATTGCTGATGGAGCTTGGATATGGGACTATAGCTAATTTCGAAGACCTAAATCTAGACGGCGTAATAAGCTGGCTAGAAAACGAGAAGCTAGCCCATCTAGAAGATCTGAAGAAGATAGCAGAGGCTATAGAGCTCATTGAGGATTACAAGAAGGAGCATGACGAGAACTTCATAAAGGTGAAATGCCCGTATTGTAGAGCTACAGGCTATATCCAGTCTGAGAAGCATAAGACCATATGCCCACTCTGCAAAGGACGGTCATTCATTTGGGCTGAGAAGTGGTAGTATGGCGTCTGTGAATCCGTTTAATCTAAAGAAAGACGAGCTACTGATATTCCTAACGGGCAGATGTAAGCACCATCATTTCTACTATGAGCATCCAGCGTGTTTCCTTAAAGAGCTAGGCAAAGAGCCAAAGAGAGGCTTCTTAGACATCGAGGTCTCTAATCTGCATGCAGACTTCGGCATAGTCCTATCCTATGCAATCAAGGTCGAGAATAAGCGAAAGATATATGCCGGCGTCATAACAAAGGAGGAGCTAACAAATGGAACTTTGGATAAGCGGGTAGTCCAAGAATGCATTAGAGACATGATGAAATTTGATGAAATCATAACTTATAATGGGACTCGGTTTGACTTGCCTTATCTCCGATCTAGAGCTCTGCATTGGGGCTTAGAATTTCCGAAATATGGCTATATCAAGCACAAAGACGCCTACTACATGGTCAGGAACCGGCTTAGACTTCATCGCAATAAATTGGAGGACGCATGCAGATTACTTGGCATTAAGGGCAAAACACATCTGGATGGAACACAGTGGGTCAAAGCATTGACAGGCGATAAGAAGGCTCTAAAGTATGTCCTAGACCACAACAAGAAGGATGTCATCATTTTAGAGGAGCTATATCACAGGCTGAGGGATTATGTCAAAGAAGTCAGACGCAGTATATAGCCAGATAGTCCGCTTCCTTAAGGCGAGAGGCTTCAAGATACTAGAGAACAAAGCTCTTCCAGTAGATAATTGGCATGAGCTCATAGCAGAAAAAGGCTCAATCTATCTCTCCTTCTTATGGAACCCATCGGAAGAAAGCATCCTGTATGTCATACTAGCTGGTGGAGACACTCGAAGTGGTGAAACTACAGCTAGCCGTCTAGAGAAGGATTTCTTCACTTCGCTGGTGATGTTGCTATGAGCATGTTTGAATTCCTGGGCGGCTATAGATTCTTCGGACATTGGAAGCAGTCTAGAATCTATAACAAAGAGCAGTTACGGGACATGCTCTCTAGATGGGCTGGGCTAGATGATTGTGGCATAACTATATCCACATTCAAGGATGGCATTCCGATCCTTCTTTTCATTCCCTTTGACTTTGATTCGAGTGATTTAAAGCTTGCGTTTGAAGAGGCTGTTAGGACATTCAACTTCTTCACGTCCTTAGGCTATAAGACCTGGCTTAATTATACCGGCAATAGAGGTTTTCATGTTCTGGTCAAGACTAAGCCAGAGTACTATTCGAAATATCAGCTCAAGACATTCCAGAGCCAAATCAGACTGTTGCTTAATCTCACAACTTGTGATGCCCAGATATTTGGCGATTATAGGCGATTAATTCGCATACCATCGACCTATCACAGGAACGGAGGCCTAGCTCAAGTCCTCGCTACAGACGGCTTCAGAGAGCTAGACTTGAATCAGTTTGTCCGGGACACCATCCCAGTCAATGGCATCTTAAAGAAATCTGCAATCAGCAGAGCTAGATACCATGAATATCCGTGCATAGAGACAATAGTCAGAGAGGATCCAGAGCCTTCACAGCTTATCCGGTTTGCATATGTTGTGCTTAGATTAGCAGAAGGCTATACGCCAGAGCAAATATTCGAGGAGATCAAGTCATTTGGCTGGATAGACTTCGATGAACGAAAGACGATCTATCAGATAAATCATATAGCAAGCAGAGACTACAGGCCACCATCATGCAGGACTTTGCGTGATTTAGGCTACTGCATAATCCCAAATTGCAGATTTAGAAATAAGCCTAGGCAGGACTGGATAGACCGATATCCACATTTAGAGCGATATCTCTAGGAGGTGAAATAAATGGCGAAATGTGCTTTCTGCATTCATTTCGATGGGGAGAGATGCAAATACAAGGATGAGAAGATAGACGACCCATACAAAGATGTTGAATGTGAGGCCTACATCGACAAGTATCTTGCAATTGCTATGGCGGAGGAACTGATATGATGGAAGTCCTTTGGACTGGAGTCTGCATCTTTATGCTAGTGCTATTTCTCGGATACTACATCAAGGCAGTGGTCAAAGAGACACTGCGAATCAAAAGCATCTTAAATGAAAGCCAGGATTTGCTGACAGAATACATCAGAGAGTTGCTGTATAAATCTGAAACAGAGAAGGCAGAGACTAAGAAGACTAAATCTGAAAAGAAGGACGATATGATTTATATGAAGGCATATGTGTGAGCTAAAGCCGCTGCCAAAAGGGATGCAGCTATCTCCATACTCAGAGCTTTATTATACGCATGATGCAATTTACTATGATCCCAGACTGCCTGCTAGCCTAATCGATGACCTGAAATCAAAGGCAGTGATGGTCTATACCGGCTGGTATAAATTCAATCCATCATTCAAATATCCGGTCATTTACCTACTAGGACGGTCACAGCATTACGGCAAGTTTTATCTGCGAATAGGCGGCTTTAGACCTTATTGCTATGTCCCATCTTCAAATGGTAGTTATCGCAGTATATTCGGCGATAGGCTTGAGAAAATAGAGCTAGACAGAAGCCCACCAGAAAAGATCCGGTTTCTGAGACTGCAGTCCATACGGCAGAAGAAAGGACAGCCATATGAGGCAGATATTCCATTTGTCAGGAGATTTCTCATTGACGTTAACGGCTTATTCAAATCTCAAGAGCCTCTAGACCTTCATGTCCTCATCTTAGACATAGAGACGAACTATCCAGTATCAGACGACATAATTTCATATGCTGCTAACAAGCTGTGGAAAAAGGAGCTAAAATGCATCACTCTGCAGGACACCAATAAATGGGATTTGATGATTGAATTACTGGCAGATATCCTAGAATGCGACATTATTACCGGCTGGAATATTAAGTTCGATATAAATCACATCACAAAGCCTCTTGAAACTATAGCCTTTGCTCTAAAGGCTGCTATGCAGAATTCCTATAGCGAGCAAGACCTGAAAAATCACATTGCTAAATACCTAACACCTGAAGAAGCTAGGCAGATTGTTGATAGCCTAATTGAGCACAAGCTGCTAGCCCAGAAAGATAATTGTATTAAGCCTGCTGATAACATCCCTAGATTCCTTATAGAAGAGCTATTGGATCCATACAAGATAGCGGCAATAGTAGACATGAAAGACCTCACGAAGAAGATGATAGGCAAAGAGCTGAAATCATGGTCACTTGAAAATGCAGGCAGGGAGTTAGTCGGTATAATCAAGCACCTTCACACTAGGCATGTAAGAGAGCTCTCATACGATGATCTCATCGCCTATAATGTCATAGATACCATCATTCCTGAAGAGATAGAGGCCGTTTATGGTCCGATCCTTTATCACATCTATCTTGCTTGGCTTCTTCAATGCAGAATAGAAGACACCGAAATCCACTCGGTTGTCAATGACATTGTCATGCTAAACGAATATAAGCGGCATAATATAATCCTACCATCTAAGAATCTGACGAAGCAGAAATCGGGATACAAAGCAGCTGAGCCATTTGGCTTGAAAGGCGTCTATAGAGACATTATCGCCATAGATCTTAAAGCAGCTTATCCATCCTGCGTATTAGCCTTAAATGCATCAATAGAGACTAAGGATCCCAAGGGTGATATAGTCGCCGCTAATGGCCTAAGATTTAATCGGAATAAGAGCGTTTTCGTGGAAGCCTTAAAGCGAATAATGCAGGCGAGAGAGCAGATTAAAGCAAAGTTAAAAGCAGAGACAGATGAGGCTAGACGAAGAAAATTGGACATTATGCAGAGAGCTTTAAAGACCCAAGCTGCTGCATTTAGCCATGGCATATTTGGCTATCAATATTCCAGGCTATTCTCCGAAGACATAGCTGAGGCAATAACCTCGACAGTTCGTTCAATACTAGATAATGCCAGAAGGACTCTTGAGAAAAACGGCTATAAGGTCATATATGCCCATACCGACTCACTTTATATCCTAGGAGGCAAACAGGAAATAGATCGGGTCATAGAGCTGGCTAATAAATCAGTTGAGGAATATGTAAGGGCTAGAGGCTATCTTTACACGCCTAAGTTCGAGTTCAAGGACTTCTATGAAAAAGGCTACATACACTCGCCTGCCAGAAATGTGATGGTTAGAGAAGATGGTGAGTGGGTTGTAACAGGCATGAACCTCATCCGCTCAGATGCTCCAGACTTTCTTCAGGATCTAGAGCGGAAGATCATAGAGCTATATCTCGAGGGCCATAAGAAGGATGAGATTCTAGCCGAAGTCATCAGCATATTGAAGCATCTAGATGAGAAATCTCCGGATTATCTTGGCATACCTAAACCGCTAAAGAAGAAGCCAGAAGCCTATAAAGTGAAATCAGCACACATCAAAGCAGTCCTTAATGCTATAGCCGAATATGGCTTAGACATCAATGTAGGTGAGAAATTCCTTATGCTGCCTGTCAAAAGACTAAAGAATGGGGAGAAAGGCTATATCGCCTTTAGATACGGCGAATGGCCTGATGGCTATGAGATTGACTATTTAGAATATGTTCGGTCTGTAGTCCTTGGTAAAGTAGCAATCATGTTGGATGTGAATCCCAAAGACCTGAAGAAGAAATTTGAAGAGGAATTAAAGCCGGTATATGTAGGTGATGAAAATGCCGACAGACAGCAGAAAACTAAGCATTGAAGATGCTCTGCTTAGAAGAGGCGATTTCTCTAAGACTGATGAGGAATTCATAGAAATGGTCAAAGAAAAGCAAGATGAGAGGTTTACAGATATACGCTCATTAGTCTTTGGATGGAAGCCACAGCCAGATGGCTCAAAGAAGCTAATGAGCAGACTGCCGAATGGCAAGGTCGTCTTCGTCGATAGGAGAGAGCAATTTGAAGTAAAGCCCGGCAAGCCTTATCTCTGCCTAGTCTATGAGCGTGAAAGAGAGGCCTTTGCAAGGATACTCTGTGAAGAGCAAGAGCCTATCATCTGGGTCTTACAGAACAGGCTAGTGACACTCAGATATGTTGACAGGAATGGACAGCTAAAAGTCGTTATGCCACACGGCAAGAGCTATCAAGAGAGAATATTGGCTGCATTAAATAGGCTAGAGAGCCTAGGCTTTCCGGAGATCAAGGTTGTCTTCCGAGAGAATGAGAGAAGGCATAGCAGGTGAGGCTTATGGGCAAGCAATGTTATATTTGTGGCACTAACACGATCTTTTTCATCTGGACTACATCGAGAGCATTTCCAACACACAAGCTAAAGCTATCTAAGCGAGACAGAGTTATGTATAACATAGGAGTGCCAATCTGCTTCAGATGTTTTGCTAAGATAAAGGAGGAGGCTTATGCGGATAAAACTGAACGAAGAGGCAAAGAAGGCGATTGAGGATGCTGTCCAGCAATTGAGGAATTTCGGCTTTATAGTCAAGAATCCGGAATTCTCTTTATATGCAGCCGATGTAGCAGTTACTGGAGAGGAGCTTAAAGAAGAACTGCAGGCTGTCCTCAAAATCACATTTGAGCTGTATGTCCCAGACAAATATCTGCAGATGGAGATATGAGAGTAGGCATTCAATGCTCAAGCTATGGCCAAAGATGTGGCATTTCGACTTATTCCATACGGCTCAATAACGCCTTAAATAAAGCAGGAGTTCAATCGCATATCTTCATTGAGAAGCCTCATGAAGAAGTAGACGTCATCTCCTATCAATATGAGCCCGGTATACTCCATCCAACAATCCTCCATGCATACGTCCGAAAATACATCGAGGAAATAGCCGTTGTTACTGCACATCATACCAGAGGCTTGGAAGGCCTCTATCCAATCTTAGACGGCGTTGTCTTTCACGACAAATCCCAAATGCTAGGAGATGTCTGGGAAGGCTGTTATCGCATTATACCACATCCGGCATTGGTCTATCCAAAGAAAGACAAGACACAGCTGAGAAGGAAATATGGCTTGCCAGAAGATAAGCTCATAATAGGCACTGCCGGATTTATAGCTGGGACCGGCAAAAGACTGCCATTGATCCTCGTGCCATTGCTCAAATATCTTGAGGATGACATGTATCTGTATTTCATCACCTCGATGTGGAAGGCTGGTGATTTAGGCAGATATACTCAAATAATGCAGCTAGTCCGAAAATACGAAAAAGAGGACTCATTCAGAATAGACACAGACTTTGTCGAAGATGAGGTCCTAAATGAAAAGATGCAAGCCTGTGATCTGCTCTTTGCTTGGAACATTACCGGGCCTAATGACAGAGGCTCCCAAAGTGGAATAGCAGCCGATATGTATGGCTCTTATACTAAGCTTATCGTCAAGGACAGTCCACATTATAACTTCATCAAACAGCAAGAGGGCGTATTAGTTGGGCCTCCAGATCCAATAGAATTTGCACAAGCTGTCATTAAAGCTGCTAGAACTACTGATTTAGATGATGTGCCTGATCCCACCTGGCTGTCTTGGGATAATCAGGTAAAGGAATATATCGCCTTCTTCGAAGAGCTATTAGAGTGATGTCTTATGGCAGATGAGAAAATACTTATAGTGTCAGACTCTCTTGAAGGACCAACAGGCTTTGCTGCAAATGCTGCTAATATTGCTTGGTGCCTAGCAAAGGAGTATGATGTGCATGTCTTGGGCTTGCAATCCATTAAAGACAATGAGGTTGTTCTAGACTTCTCAGATGAGCCTAGGCAAGTCTATCAGCATAAGAACTACCCACGTGCTAAGGAGCTATGGGACTTTGGCGAGAGATCAGTTCCATACCTAATCAATGAGCTAAAGCCAGACCTGCTGATAACAGTCAATGACATCCAGATGGTCTCACACATTCCTAGATCGCTCTATAAGCATACAATAGTCCTAGACCTCATTGATATGCCTTCTAAGCGTATACGCTCTGAAGCAGACTTATTAGGCGAGATAAGACATGAGCTTACAAAGGTCAGGGAGCGATATCCACCAAAGGTTAAATGGCTAATGTATGCACCACAAGACGGAGAGCCACCAATCCCAAGATGGTATGAGACCTATTATGCTGCAGATGAAGTTGTTGCAATGAGCAAATATGGTCAGAAGATCTTCAAGGATTACTTCATGATGGATGTCGACTACATCTATCACGCAGTCGATACTAAGACCTTCTATGATGTTGGCAAGCCTGAACATCTTCAAGACAAGTTCATAGTCGGAGACATAAACAGGAATCAGCCAAGAAAACAGCCTATCCGGCTAATAGAGGCATTTGCTAAATTCGCTAAGGATAAGGATGATGCCTTTCTATTGCTCCAAATGGATTGGAATGACAGGTTTGGATGGCCTCTGCTCTATTTCGTAAGAGACGTCTATAAAATAGCTGACAAATGCATTCAGCCTAGGCCTCTTCCTCAGCCTAAGGCTAAACTCAAAGAAATATATTCTGCTTTTGATGTTAATGTCATGCCAACAGCCGGAGAAGGCTTTGGACTTCCAACAATAGAAGCAGCTGCTTGTGGCAAGCCTACAATTGCTACAAACTACACAACCTCACGAGAGCTCATAATGGAAGGCAGGCCTAGACCAAGAGGCAAATTAGTTCCTTACATCACTCTTTACTGGGACACACTAGATGTTGCTGCAGTCCAAAGAGCCTTAATAGACACCGATAAGCTTGCTAAGGCACTAGAATACTACTATCAGCATAGAGACATTCTTGAGAAGCATGGCAAGAATGCTCTAGAGTGGGTCAAGAAGAATGTCGAGCTGAGAGTCATAGAGAAGCAATGGTTGAATAAAGTAAAAGAGGTGTTGGATAATGGATGACGACTTCTGGGATGAGATATTAGACCTGCTTGCTAATCTTAGGGCGCTATTAGGCGAAGATAGGCATATTACAGAGGATATGGACGTCATCTTTGACAGAGAGAAAAGGCGAATATATGTCTCTATGCCATTACGCCATATCAAAGAGGTCAAGGACGTAGCAGTTGAGCATGGCAATCTATACATACTTGCAAAGAATGGCGAGGTTTTCTATCGTGAAATAAAGCTAGAACTGCCCATTAAGGCTCTTGTGTCCTATTCATTTAAGAATGGCGTCTTAGATATAATCCTCGAATATTGAGGTGCAGACATATGGGACTCCTTGATGAATTGGAATCAAAATCTATATTCGTGCTTCGTGAGGCAAAGGCTCAGTTCAAAAATCCAGCCATACTCTGCTCATTTGGCAAGGACTCAACCACATTAGTCCACATCACAAGCAAAGCATTTCCTACATTCCCATTTCCGGTAGTCCATATCGACACAGGCGTTAAATTTCCCGAGATCTATGAATTTAGACAGAAGCTTCAGGAGATTTATGGCTTTGAATTGCTGATAGCAAAGAATCTGGAAGGCATAAAGAGCACATCCCCCGAAAAGGACAGATTCGAATGCTGCATGAAGAGAAAGACAGAAGCCTTGAAAATGGTGTTAGCGGAATATGGCTTTGACGCCTTAATACTGGCAATTAGACGGGATGAACTTCCAGAAAGAGGCATAGAACGCTTCTTCTCGCCTAGAAGGAAAGGCAACTGGGAAGTCCTGAGGCCTAAGAAGCCTACGGAAGAAGGAGACTCACCGTTTGAATATCTGCAAGATGCAGAATTCTCTGGCTGGTATCTATTTGCGGCAGATTGGACTGATCCTAGAATCGACCACTATAGAGTCCATCCTATGCTTGACTGGACTGAGCTAGACGTGTGGCAATATATTAAACGAGAGGATATTCCAGTAAACCCTCTTTACTTTGCAGTGAATGGCTATAGATACCGGAGCATAGGCTGTATGCCCTGCACTTCGCCAATAGAATCAGATGCAGACACCATTGACAAGATCATAGCCGAGATAAAGTCCTACAAAGGCACAGGTGAAAGAGCAGGCAGAGCACAAGACAAAGAGAAGATAATGAGGAGGCTTAGAGTGCTGGGTTATATGTGAGGTGAGAGCTATGGGCCTTTATGACAGCTTCTACGTCAAGACCAAATGCCCAAGATGCGGGCTAGAAGACATATTTGAATTCCAAACCAAGGCCTTTCTACAGCGTGCATTAAGGGAATGGAAAGAGAACGAGCCTTTCAGCCATCCCGACATTGAAATAAAAGAAGGCAAGATAAAGCGCTGTATAGCCATACACGAAGACTGTCCTAATCCTGCATATGAGGATGAAGATCGGCGATTTACTGTATTCTATGGCGATATCATAATTAGAAACGGCATAGTAGCCGGAGTCGATAATATCGTAGAGGAGGAAGAATGACAGAAGAAGATGAGAAATATACAATCAAGCTGACCTTGGAGGAATTCGAACATCTTGCAAATACAGAGCCTGGTGCTTGTGATTGCAAGATATGTAGACGATTCTGGTCTGCTGTAGAGGAATGGCTAGAAGATATCAAGAAGGCACATGATACTGATATTAGCTGACAGCTTACGATATGATTTTGCTGTTCGCTATTTGAAAGGCGTGTTTCCAGAAGAAAGCTGGTCCTCATTTGAGGCTATAGAGACCTTTACTGCACCAGTCTTAGCTACAGTGGCGACAGGGACTCCACCAGAAGTCCATGGAGTTAAGTGGTTTACTGATGAGGTAAATCCTGAGGCATGCAAAGACACATTATTCGATCATTTCGACTCATGGGTCACAATATCTCGGCTTATTGGCAATGGACCCAAATGGCTCCCGCCTAGTAGGCGAGATAACATCAGCTTCTTACCTCCAATAAAATGGAATGCAGTCACAAATAACGATGATGATGTCTTGGAATATGTTGGTAGGAAGTGGTCTATAGCAACAAATGAATGGTGGGACCTCATCTTCTATCATTCTTGGCTGACACATGGTCCTTGGGGCATAGATTGCTACGGTCCAAAGGAATTGCCATGCATAAAGAACTGTGATAGGCTGATGGCTAGAATGTCCAGAGAGGAGCTCCATAAATGGTATAAGCTGGGTGTAGATGATTTCAAGACTAGGCTGATGGCCTTTAAGAATATTTCAAACAACCTTGAAACTGTCATAGTCTTTGCAGATCATGGCGAAGCATTAAAAGACGAAGGTGAGGCTACAGGGCATTTCCAAGGCGGGCATGATATTCCAGGCTTGGCTAAGGTCCCAATTTGGATCAACAGAAAGGAGCCTATTCCTGATGACATAAGCCATGTGACGCTAAAGGATTGGGTCATAAAGATGTACAAGAAGTATGAGCTAGACAACTCTGAGTATCAGGCATATAAAGAGAATATATGCAAGCAGAAATAAGCTGCTCAATAAACCCAAAAGCTAAAATCCGTGTAAAGGATTTGTTTGGAAAAAAGATCTATGAATATCAATGGCCTTCGCTCACATTACATATAGCTAAGACTAAAGATGGACTGTGGATTTATATAGATCATGAAGATTGGCTATTATTGAAGAAAGCCGGAATAGATCCGAGTCAGCTTACGAAGAGAGAGATCGATTTTCGTCTCAAGCTTCTTAAGGCTTAGGAGGTGGTGGATTGGCCTTTAAGAGTATCCGAAAAAGAGACGGCAGGATTGTAAGATTTAGGCCTGAGAAGATAACGGAGGCGATACTTAAAGCTGGAAGAGCCACAGGTGAAATAGAGAAGGAATCCATAGCAAGAAGGCTAATGTTAAAAGTGCTTTCAATAGCCGAGGAGACTATACAGAAGAGAGTACCAACCGTTGAAGAGATCCAAGAGATTATCGAGGAGGTTCTATTGTCCTCAAGGTACAAAGAGACTGCCAAGGCATTTATTCTCTATAGAGACCAGCATAGACAGATGCGTGAAATAGCCGATAAAATGCATATCGACATTATTGAGCAGTACATAAATGGCAAAGACTGGAAGATCCAAGAGAATGCAAATATGACTTATTCACTGCAAGGCCTGCATAATTACATCTCCTCTGAGGTTAGTAGGACATATTGGCTGAATAAGATCTATCCGCCTGAGATTAGGAATGCTCACATATCAGGCGATTTCCATATTCATGATCTAGGTATGCTTTCTGTTTATTGCGTTGGTTGGGACTTGCTTGATTTGCTTCAAGTAGGCTTTAGAGGCGCCAAAGGCAAAATAGAAAGTAAGCCTGCTAAGCATTTCAGAAGCGCCCTTGGACAGGTAGTGAACTTCTTCTATACGCTACAAGGAGAGGCTGCAGGTGCTCAGGCGTTTGCTAATTTTGACACTTTATTAGCGCCATTCATCCGATATGATGGCCTAAGCTATGAGGAAGTGAAGCAGTCCATACAGGAATTTCTCTTCAACATCAACATTCCGACTAGAGTAGGCTTCCAATCTCCATTCACTAATCTAACACTAGACCTACAGCCTCCATCTTACTTTAAAGATTTTCCAGTCATTATTGGAGGCAAGCCACAGAATGCGACTTACAGCGACTTTCAGGATGAGATTGACCTGCTGAATAAAGCATTTATGGAAGTGATGCTAGAAGGCGATGCTAAAGGCAGAGTATTCACATTCCCAATACCGACTTACAACATCACCAAGGACTTCGACTGGGACAATGAGGTCTTAGAGCCATTATGGAGGGCAACAGCCAAATATGGCATACCATACTTTGCCAATTTCATAAACTCCGATATGAAGCCAGAAGATGCTAGAAGCATGTGTTGCAGATTAAGACTGGATACTCGAGAGCTTAAAAGAAAAGGAGGTGGCCTATTCGGAGCCAATCCGTTGACTGGCAGTATAGGCGTTGTCACAATAAATATGCCTAGACTTGGATATCTCTCTGAAGACGAAGATGAGTTCATAGAGCGCCTAGATAGGCTGATGGATTTAGCTAAAGAGAGCTTAGAGCTTAAGCGTAAATTCCTAGAACGCCTTACAGACCGAGACTTGTATCCGTATGCAAAGTTCTATCTCAGAAACATCAAGCAGAGATTCGGAGAATATTGGAAGAATCACTTTGCAACAATCGGCTTAGTAGGAATGAATGAAGCTTGCCTGAATTTGGGCCTAGGCGACATAGGAACAGAGGAAGGCAGATCATTTGCACTTAGGGTCCTTGAGCATATGCGTAAAAGGCTACTGGAATATCAGAAGGAGACCGGCAATAACTATAATCTAGAGGCTACTCCGGCTGAAGGCACATCCTATAGGCTAGCTTTATTGGACAAGAAGAAATACAAGGACATCATATGTGCCAATGAGGATGAGTACAGAAAAGGGGCAGAGCCATTCTATACAAACTCTACTCAGCTGCCGGTCAATTACACCGATGACATCTGGGAGGCATTAAGGCTGCAAGATGAGTTGCAGACTAAATACACCGGTGGCACAGTCCTGCATATATTCGTAGGCGAAAGAATTACGAACTATGAGGCCGTGAAGAACTTAGTGAGAAAGATCTGCAGCAACTTCAGGCTGCCATACTTTACCATCTCGCCTACGTTCAGTATCTGCCCCAATCATGGCTATATAGGCGGGGAACACCATACCTGTCCTAAATGCGGAAGTCACTGTGAAGTCTATTCAAGGATAGTCGGCTATTTGAGACCAGTAGATCAATGGAACAAAGGCAAGCAGGCAGAATTCCGATACCGCAAGACATTTAAGCTGTCTTAGATATAGGCAGGAGGCTGAATATGAAAATATATGAGCTTAGATGCAATGACTGTGGAGAACGTTGGACGGTCCTAGAAAACGAATATTCTGCTGTGAAGAAGCAGTGTCCATTCTGTCGCTCTAAGAATGTTGATGTGCTTGGCATACGCTGAAATTAGGTCCTAGACCCTGCAAAATTTTCGCTTCTAAGGCCTCTAACACGGCCGTAGAGACGTTTTTCAACGCTGCGAATGGTAAAGTACTTGTGACGAAGGAAACTCGCCTCAGAATCGATTTCTGTGCGTTTTACGGCCATATTAGTGGAATAGGACTATGCGCCTTAAGCAGGTAAATGATCTGGAATTTAAAGTTCGATTCTATACATTCCCGGATAAAGTAGCCTTCATAGACTTCATGAAGAAGCTAGAGGGCAAATGGAAAGTGAGGACTAAGCGGATAATATGGCGATATGACTCGCCTGTAGCCAACAGATGTCATATAGGCACAAAATACGCATACATAAGGCTGATGGATGAGCATGAGAAGGAGAGGTTCCTCAAGGCATGGGAAGAGACTTTCAAGGATCAAGAGAGCAGTGATTAAGTCCCTGATGTGGAGGCTACTTGGTATAATTCTGCTTATAGTAATCAGCATTATAGTGACAGGCAGCTGGATACAGACTACTATCATCACTGTCGTCTTTCATACTATCAGGACTGTGCTCTTTGTCTTCCATGAGCTGTTGTGGGAGAGAATATGGCCGTAGGAAAGCATATCATAGTGGATATCTGGGACTATGACAAGTCAAAGGACCTGAAGGAAGTCCTAAGAAAGGCAGCAGAGAAAGCGAATATGAAAATCATAGGCGGAGATGCATGCTCATTTACTCCACATGGCGAGAGCATCGTCATAGTGATAGCAGAATCCCATATCTCTATCCATACATGGCCAGAGCATTCATATGCAGCTGTAGATGTCTTTTCATGTGGACCACCAGACTCGGCCTATACTGCTGCAATAGAGATCATAAAGGAGCTGCAGCCCAAGCATTATAAAGTCCAGATAGTCGACAGAGGCTGAAGATGCTGGTCCATTATCGCTGTAATAGCTGCGGTAGAGAATTCGTTAAGAGAATACCGCATTTTGACTGTGCTGTTTACTGTCCGAACTGCAAAAGCAGTGATGTGAAGCTAGTTAGGATTATCCGGTGATAGCATGAACTGTCCTAAGTGTGGATCAAAGACCGAAGTAGAGAAGACGATCATAAAGAAGGAGAAGACATTCAGGTATAGGCGCTGTAAAAAGTGCGGTTATCGATTTAAGACAGTCGAGACAATCAGTGATGGCTGGGATTACAAAGGCCTACTCAAAGAAATAAAGAGCATGATCGAGTCTATAGGCCTGTGATATGTTCCAAATAAGTCGGCAGAATGGGAAGAGCTGAAATTGTCTATACCATAAGGCTCTCCAATCCTTTGTTATTAAGGCGTTATAGCCGAGATGACATATTGGAGTATACGTATGAATTGGATGGCGGCGGTCTCTATTTCCTGTTTGACAGAGAGGAACTAGTTTATGTCGGCCAAAGCTCACATTTATTCGATAGAATCCATAATCACTTACACAGCGATAAGCAATTCGATTCGATTGCCATAATTCCTTGCTCAGACCAGTACGTGCGTGAAATAGCTGAGATGCTGTATATCAAGGAATTTAATCCGCGATATAATAAGCAGTTCAATAACAAGAGTGACCTATGGCGGAGAGAAGTGATCGTATAAGGATCTCAGTCATCATAAAATCAAATAGGACCGATGCAGATACCGACATCAGCTTCTGGAAGGATAAGCAGCATCTGGACGTCATAGACGAGGACATAAGGGATGTCTGGGCTGAATCATTTTCGGGCATCTCGTCTTACCTAGAGCCGACTCTAAAATCATTGAGCCAATCGATCTTTAGGGACTTTGAGCTAGTCCTTGTCCATAGACATCCAGAGACAGTCCTAGAGACAGTTAAGAAATACGGCAAGCAGTTGAAGATAAAGCTAGTCTCCGAAAAGAAGAGCATATGGCATGACTTAGGCTCTGACTATTGCACGATATCCAATGCAATTAACACAGGGATAATCTGGGCAGATGGAGAGCTCCTAGTAAGCGCTGATGACTGCTCTATATGGGACTCTGCTTTGTTGGCTGAAATATGGGATTTATGGCAACGAGGCGAATATGCAATCCCAAAGGCAGTGAAGTATGTCCTTAATAGCCAGAATGCAGAGACTGATAGATGGCATAAACGGACTAAGCTGCGATATGGCGTTATAAGAGAAGAGACGCTATATCAGCTTAAGCCTGGAGATGTGTGGCTGCCAACATACGGCTACTGCTTCTCAGTCTCCTTAAAGGATGCCCTGCTGCTAAATGGTTTTGATGAGTCCTTAGATGGAGCTATGCATGGAGAAGACGGCGATTTTGGAGAGCGATTGTCTCTCATAACAGATGCTATACGCAGAATAACAGCTGCAAAGATCTATTTCTTTGGTCATAGCTATAAGAACGTGAAAGATTATAGGCTAGTTCGAGATAATCGCAAATTCAAGGAATTTTTAAGGCAGAGGCCATTTCCACCTGAGCGTGTAAGAGCTAATGTTTGGAGGCCATCTAAGGCTGTCTGTGAAATGTATAAGCGATGGCATTTAGAGACATACGGTGACATAGACGAGAATTTCGATAAATGCAGAGAAGTTGAGACATTCCTTTTAAAGAATCTCAGACGCCTAAGAAAGGCTGGCAAGGTCTCCGATAAGACTGGCAGGCTATATTATTCCTCGATCTGAGTATGAGATTTGTGCAGATCCAGACGGTATCATATTGCAATGCTAGATGCATTATATGTCCGCATAAGGATTCATGGATGAAGACCCATCCTGGCTCAATGTCTGATAGTCTCTATGAGAAGATATTGACTGAGCTTACAGAATGGGAGGAAGAGCTCAATACCGGCAAGATGTGTCCATATCTGATGAATGAGCCATTCTGCGATCCTAAGATCATAGACCGTATAAGGCTAATGCGGGAGATGTTCCCAAATGCCCTCATTGAAGTCTCCACTAATGCAGAGCTATTAACACCAGATAAATCCAGGCAGCTAATAGACATCCTAGCCGATTCAAGGCATGACATCTGGATAAGCAGACATGGCATAACTCCAGAGGATGTTAGAAAGAATATGGGCATAGACGGCAATAAATCGTTAGAAAACATCATCTATCTGTTAAAAGAAGCTGATGGTAGACTCACCATAGCGATTAAGGGCTTCCTATACTCCTTCGATAGCAAAGTCATATTAAGTAAGCCTAGAGCATTCGAGAGATATTGGCAGAAGCTATTCAAAGAGCATGACATCAAAACTAACAATATTCGAGTAATTGCCAAATCTTTCCATGACAGGTCAGGCAATGTCAGAATTAGAGGATGGCAAAAGCCAGCTATAGTTAGACACATAGGCCCCAAGAATAAGTTCTATTGTCCAAGAGTGGATCAATGGCTACATATACTCTGGAATGGTGATGTGATCCTGTGCTGTAATGACTACCAACATGAGGCTTGCTTTGGCAATGTCAAGAATAAAGCCATAAAGGACATATTGAAGAGCGATAGCTATAAACGTATCCGAGATATGGTCTGTGGCAATGTAGAGACTCCACGAGATTTCATATGCAATAGATGCACGAGAAAAGGAGGTTAAAAAAAGATGAATAAGCTCGAAAGAATCGCCGTCGCCTTATTCGGACTAGCGCTTGCGCTGTCAATGGCACTAAATGTTGCCTTAATCGGCAGACTCAAAGAAGAATCGGAAATGCCACCGATCCATCTTTCCCGAAGGATATCTGCAAACGAATTGCACCATTTACTCTCCGAAAAATTTCCTTATGCACGCATATTCATTACAGATGAGTGGTATTATCTCATAAGCAAAAGAGATTTCGACAGACTTCTAGCTTACGATAAAACAGATTGTCATAGGTATATTCGAGTAATCTATGACTGCGATGACTTTGCCTTTGACTTTTGGAGGAATATAACGAGGCACTACCATATTGCTATGGGTGTGGCATTTGTTCTGACTGGTAAAGGAGCTCATGCTATCAACTTCTATGTGGACGAGAACTGCAGCGTGTATCTGATAGAGCCTCAGTCCGACCGGTATGTCCAATATGACTTCGTTTATCAGCTGCTGTTCTGAGAAAAATGCCGAATAAGGCCATTTTTAGGCTCGTAGAGACGACTTTGATGCTCGCAAGTACTTTACCATTCGGAAGCTCAGAGAAGCGCTCTACGAGGCTGTTAGGCCCGTTTAACGCAAAAATTTGAGGAGGTCCTAGACCCCGAAAATGGCATATTCAGACTTAGTCACGGCTAATATCAAGACCTTCCTAAGGCCGGCTAAATTCAAAGCTACTCTGGACTATGTCATAAAAGCCGGTGTCCAAAAAGTAGTAGTAGGCTATGACGGTCCTAAGGAGCTGCTAGAAGAGCATAAGGCTATATGCGATGAATACAAGGACAAGATCGAGTCATTGGCCTTTAGAGCCTATCCATTTAATCTAGGCATAAGCGCTGTAAGAAATAGAATGCTTAGCCTAAGCAAGACGAAGTATATACTGCTGCTAGATGATGATCAGTATGTCCCAGCTCATACGCTAGGAGCCATAGAGTTGATGGAGAAGTATGACGATATTGGCGCTGTAGGCTTTGGATGGATCTTGCCTAATAAGTTTGAGATAGACGCGCATGATATCAAGCTAGTTAACGGCTACTATGTCCGAGTATTAGCCGGCGAAAAAGAAGGCGAATTTATCAATGGTCATCCATTCCTCTATGCCTTTGACTTCATTCCTAATAGCGCCATATTCAGGAAGGCTATATTCAGGGATGTCGCATGGGATGAGGCCTATAAGATCAATAGAGAGCATGAGGACTACTTCCTAGCTCATAAGCAGCTAGGCAAATGGCGATTTGCTATCGACTTAGGCGTATGGGTCTATCATGATATTGGTGGAGAAGAAGAGTATGCAGGCTATAGAAAAGGCATAGAGGCCAAAAGGAGTGTGAGATACTTCCGGAAGAAATGGCAGCTAAAGGGCATAGTGGGCAATCCCAGGCATCATACCAAGCTATTGGACTCATATGGCTATTTGATGCATGCTACGGACTATATGAAGCAGCTCTTAGAAAAGGCGATATTGGACAAGGTCAGCGAGGATGAGCTATTCCTATACTAAAGAGCCTGAGATAAAGGCTTCTATTTTCACGTGAAAATCATTAGCATCAGTTATACGTTCTGAATACCGCTTTACATATATAACCGTGTCCGAATGCATCTCTGCAAGTCGAGTCCCAGATACAGGCGATAATTTAATAGTATTGGAGCCAAATGACGTATCGTAGTAAACAGGTCGGCCCAAAAGTCGATAAAGTTCGGCAACAGCTCCCGGCCTTATATTTGAGCGAAGCAGATCGCGTTGATTTCTATTTAGATAAGTTTCGATTATTATGGTGTAATTGTCTTGGTCCCATCTAGAGCAAGGACAGGTTATTATGCTACCGCCCGAGACATAAATCCGGAGATCATTTACAGTCATAAGCGCACACATTCCAGCCTTATTTTGAACAAATCCCACCTCACCATATTTTCAGTGTATCTTCTCACTCCGACTTTTAAGGGACCCCGGAGGCTATAAAGGCCAGTACCTGAGAGAGGATAGATCCATAGAGTATTACCTGATGAATAAGTAGTGTCGATGAATCTCGGCTCTCCCAATATATTATATAACTCGCTGATTGCACCAGGCGTGATTTTCGATAAAAGCTGGTCACGATCGGCCCTCTTTAATTCTATATCCAAAATGACCTCGTAGTTAGTTTCATCAAACTCAGCACAGGGTGCAAATATCACTGTCTCATTCGGCAATACTATTTTTACTGTATTTTTCGTCATAATTTAACGCATTCCAATTTTATTTTGAACAAATCCCATCTTATCATAGTCTCTGCATAGCGTCGAACTGCAGCCGTAACAGGCGACTTTAAGGAAAAGAGACCTCGCTTCGGCTTTAGGACAAGAGTGTTTTGATTCGAATACGTCGTATCTATAAACTTTGGTTCACCCAATATATTATATAATTCCGCTACCGCTCCTGGCACAATATCAGACAAGAGTTTGTCGCGAGAATTCTTATCAGCTATAAATTCAATAGTGATGGTGTAATTCTCTTCTTGCCATCTAGAACACCAGACAGATAGTGTTTCGTTCTTTGTTGTTATTTTGAGATTACCAAAAATCTTAGCTACACGACGGACTAAATCGGACAAGCTCAGAATATCGGTAAGAGATATGGGAGCGGAGAGAGCAAGAAAGCCACTAAGACCCAGACTGTCGCAGAATAATTTCTCCTTTCCTATACCGAGGAAAACTGCCGGCGAGAAATAAAGATCATCTGTCAAAAGCAAAGCACCCGAAAAACCGATAATGAGGCTGTCGGACAACATTATGCTATCTGCAAGAAGCTGACGGAGGACCTTTACGAGATAGGGCGTAAGATACAAACTCTCGAGACGGGAAAATGCAGTTTGTTTTTGAAGAAAAGCAGAAAGTGTGAACACATCCTCTAAGAGTCCTTCTCTTAATCTTTTTGCGAAAAGACTATCGTTAGGCGAGAGAAAAGCCGTTTTTACTATAGCTAGTCTGTTTAGAATAAGATCTGATAAGTTTGTGACTTCTATCAAGGCCTTCACGAGGAAAAAAATCTTATAATCAGCGAGATTGATGCCTTCCGACCAAGATACATGCGGCAGCTTGGAGAGATAATCATAAAGGAAGAGGGGGTCTTGTTTTAATATGCCGATACGAGAGCATCGACTATCTGATAGAGATGTGGTCTCTTCTTTAAGGACAGTAATATAGCGAAGGAGAGAAGGCGTTAAGCTGAGGCTATCCGTGAGAGTCTTAGAATATTCCTGACCAGATATTTCTGTCCATGAGCCAAAGGAAGACCATGTGGGTTCTGAGTCTGCATGCTTTCTTATAAAAAAGAAGTCCCAATATACTGTACCGCCATCGATGTCGCCATCCACACCAGGATATAAATTATTAAACGTCGAATCACTATGAGTCACTTCGAGTTTGTCGTCATTGTCATCATATACGTAAGCGTGAATTTCAGAAGTGCCCAATTCGAGAGTTACCCTATACCATGTATTCGTTGAAAAAGTACCTTCATTTGTTTGATAATTTTCTAAATAACCGCTCGTTTTTGTGATTCTAAGGGTCATTCTTACGGAGCTCCTCAAATTAAAGTGATACCCTTCGATTTCATCGTAATTGTTTATACTAGTAGTTGAGGATTTCCCATAGCCAATTCCGCCATCGCATTGCCAATCTAGATAATTCTGCTGAAATCGAGCCTCAATGGCAATCGGCCGTGAATAAGTGGTTTTCAGCTGATGCATATGCCAAGTATTACTGGTGTTTTTTCCCTTTAATCGGCTATTAGAGGTTTCCCATGTAAAGTTCGCCCCGCCAACTGTTCGAAAGTCTTCTGATTTATCGGTATCAAAGTGAGTAAAATAAATGAAGGTGTCATCAGCCGAGCTATATTGACTTGCAGATGAATTTCCAACGAACATGTAGAATGTATTGCTACCATCACTTGGGCATTTCACCCAGATAGTTGCACTCGTAGCATCACTTTCTTCAATCCATTGAGCAAGTTGAGTGGCTGTCGAAGGCTTATTTGTCGTTCCAAAGCGAATATCGTTCGGAAAGTCTTCACAGTGATTATCGCAATAAATTATCCCATCAGCAGTATTATCATCGCCATCGCCCGAATAGACCTTCAGCTTCATCTGATAGTCGGCACTAACATTAGCAGAGTCAGAAATATCAATCTGTTTATAGTAGGACCATCCACTAGATGGATCGAGAGCCATGCTTAGTCTCTAATCCTAATATCCCACGTGTCATCAGGCAATTGGGCCATAAATGCATGCTTCTTTATGAGCTTAGAGCCATCATCAACCCAAACCTCTAGTATTGCTCGCTTATGCTCGTCATCGGTTGTGAGGATACTCCAGAATATTACGCCTTCTTGTTTCATTAGCTCTTCCTCCGCCTTTTCTCTAAGAATATTCACCCATGGAATCTCGGACGGTCTTGGAATTGGATTCTCAGAATACCAGTAGGAGCCATCCTCTGCTCTCCAGATATGAAGTCGCTTATAACGGACTGTATCGCCGTCCTTATACCACAGATCATACTCTTGGATCTTGCCACCAGCAGTTGTACCTTTATCTTCTAGCTTCAGTACATCATAATGCTTCTGTATCTCACTTATCAGCTCAGTTATGCTCGGCATAATTTATCGCCTATGTTTTTAAACATCTAACCACCAAATACTTCTCTCTCTAGACGTGCAACTTTTACTGCTATGTCATAAGGCTCGGAGCCGAAGTTAATCGTCGTAGTAAAGCCACTTTTATCTATCCTGTGTTTATAGGAGACTATGTTGAGATTCTCGTTAAAGCCTAGATGAGGCAGCTTGAGTCTGAATTTAGAATTGAGGGATATGCCGGTAACGCCGTATATAGTAATGCTGCCAGTGTAGAGTCCATCCTTATAAGTCTCGACGATAGTTCTAGCTAAGGTCTCAGCATCATTCCTGTTGACTATTAAATCCTCTGATCTTCTCTGGAAGTGCAGTCCATATTTTTCTATAGAGCCAGAGTCAGCATACAAACCGGTGATATTATCGTAGTTGAAGCCTAAGATGACATCAAGCTTGTGATTAGGATCCTGACTCCACGAAGAGCCGCTATCAGTCGAATAGTAGAGGGACTTAGCTATATCCTTGACATGTAGCCAAGTGACAGCCCCCGAGATATGGGCAAAATCACCGACATCACCCTGCCCAGAGCAGGCAGTGTCTATGAGTGAGAATCGAAGGGTGGAAAAGTTATGGGGCCTACCATCGCCAAATTGGACATTGCCATCTAGCGTTAGGTCCTCCAACTTGATGGCGTCTTTGAATTCTCCGTCTATATAAAAATAAAGCTTATTGCCAGATATTCTGCAGGTATAAGAACTAGAGCCCGTAGGAAACCATAATGTAGTCTTGTGCTGTGGATAAGTTCCTTTTTTCATTCTGATCCAGGTCGAGACAAATGCTCGGACTCTCTTCTGGAACGAATCTGCAAAATAGAATGGAAAGGTATAAGGAAAGCCCTCGTTACTCATTCGTCTTTATACTTATCAAGTAGGACCTGAAGATAATGCCTAGACAGCTCAAAAATCGGCGGCTGGAAACGAGCAAGGCTCCTAAGACGGCTTAGTAGCTCCCGCGATACTGACAAATACTCTGCCACTGTCAAAGTCTGATCTATTAGTCGAATAGCTAGTAAGATGTCCACTTCAAGGTCCTTGTTATTCTCGAATGCCCTATTCCAGTTATAGAGGAGGGTCAATAGCTGTCTGATCATTTCACGCATTTCTGAATCTAACGGATTTTCGATAATAAGTACCTTGGTCTCCTGAAGAAAGCTATCAAGGACGGCTCTTTTGGCTTTAGGCTTTACATTATCTCTCCTCATCTTCGCCTCCACATCGTCTATGGCCTTGTTTAGTTCTAGTTTATAGAGCTTCTTCCACTTTGAGCCATATAGTTCTGAAAGAATCCGCCTATCGAGAAGCCTTTTTAAATACTCTATTTCTTGCATACTCATACGCCTCCAACAGCAGTTTAATAGATGCCTTCTTTTCTGGTATAACACGAGACAACATATCCTGCAATAAGCCTAGCTTCTTAAGCTCCAATATGATACCTAGTATCTTCCAATGCTCAGCCATGCAGACTGTTGGGATGGGAGCAAACATATTGCCTGTAGCCTCAAACTGGGCTCCTAGACATCCGCCACTGCAGAGATATTTAAGTATACAAGACTCGCACACTGGGAAGTCTCTGGTAGTGGCAGATAAGATGCTAATTAGGACTTCTGGGTTTCTAGCCTTTACGCCAACTATATGGCCCTTTCTGACGATGAATTTGCCGGCCACCAATGGCTCATAGGACAGCCTGTGGCAAGGCACGATAGCTAGGTCTCCCAATCGAACAGTCAGTGTGCTTTGTATTGCACAGCCTATGCCTCTACCACACGTTGTAAATGGAGAGCTAAGAATGTTAAAGCCTCTGCCTTTAAAGATGAAATCAAAGAACGCCTTCGGATCCTGCTTAGCAATCTCCTCCCAAACATATCGGACTAAGAATCGCATGAATTTATAGAGCTCGTATATTTGCCTCTCATTCCACTCCTCATTTCTGACTTCTAGCAAGTATAGGCTATCCTTAGGCAAGCCGTATTTCTCATGCATTTCCATGAACCACAGGAAGTTCTTTTGCCATAGCTCTATGCCGTTTGAATAAATCATTGGATGGAAGCCGAAGCCCCATTTAGCAGCGAATGCAAAGGCCTTATCATAGAAGGCATCATCATAAGGCTTATTGCATTTGAATGGTCTATTAAGACCTTGCAAGTATTTACCATCTATAGACGCAGAGAGGAAGACCCGCCTAGCCTTTAGCCGTTCCTCTATCTCAGCTGTAAGCTCGTCATCATAGAGGAATGTCATGTTAGTCGGAATGACGATCTTAGCCTTAGGCAAATTCTCTAAGACGTAGTCGAGAATATCGAAGAAATACGGTAGCATCGTAGGCTCACCGGAGAAGATTTCTAGTCTTCCAGCAAAGTCTTTTTCCTTTAGCCAGTCTGTTAATATCTTGCTATTCCTGATAATCTTATCAGCTCTTCTTAGGCGCTTTGGATAAAGCTCATTACCATATCGCCTGAGGTAGCAATAGCGGCAATTCAGATTACAGTCTGTAGTAATGTAGTATTCGACGTTATCGAAATTCATTAAGCCTTCTTTTAGTCCCCTTTCAAATGTATGGCTCAAGACAGAGGCCAGCAGCCTATTCTGTTCTTTGTAATACGTCTTTGAGGAGTTCTCTAAAGGCTCCATTGCCCCACAACTTTATCAACGTAGTAGGCATCACATTGACTGATGACGTATTGAGGATATTCTCCATAGGACAAGAAAAGGCAGTGTTAAGGAATAAGGCAAGGAGGGTAGCTATGTCATCATTGAGATATACTGAGGATATCTGACCAGCTATAGCTAGTTCTTTGATCAGGGATACTGTGCTAACCAATTTATTCCTCCAGAAGTCATGATAGCATCGCAATGCATATTTGAGCCTAAGGACCTTCTCTTCATCGTCTATAGGTACGATGTAAAATTTATTCAGCAAGTCTATTGCATTCCGCTCTAGCAAGGACACATCCCAGTTCTTATATTCCGGCATCTTAAGGATCTCTTCTAGATATCGCTCCTCATTGAGGAAGAATGTTCGATGACATATGTGCAGGCAAGCCTTATGATCAAAGCCAAAATTAGAGTCGCCTCCTGAGCAAGTGAACATTGATGGCTTCATTGGCAAGGCGGGATAGAAATCCATTAACCGGCAGAATCTCCAAGTATAGGATGAGGCGTGGTATTTATGCAGCTCTTGCAGGAATCTACCAAATAACCGTCCATCGTCTACAGTATATCGACCAGGAACCTCTAGGGTATAATTAAAACTGGGCTTGAATATCACCTTTTTATTTTTGATAGATCTGACGATTCTCGATTCTAGATCCTGGCCGAAATCAAGGACATCTTTCATTAAGTTATTTTCCAAAATATATTCCATATTAGCTGGCGTTAATGTAGGCTTCAATTTAAGCTCCACCTCGGTGGGCAATTCTTTGTGATTGAGCCAGTCTATGAAGGCGAAGATGTTATCCATGACCTTGGCTAATATGCCGGGCATTCTGTTCATGCCATTTATGTATTCAGGTCCATCAATAGAAAACTGAATATCCAGCTTGTAGCCGTGGCTTACGACAGCATTAGTTATTTTCTTTAAATTCCCCAAATTTGTTCCATTTGTTGAGAATGATATGTTTTCTAGGTGAGGCAGATGCCTTGAGGCTTCCTTGAGACAGCTGATTACTAGCTCGACCGGTAAGGTTGGCTCAGCGCCCCAAAAACCAAGATATTTAAGTGAAGTCGGTAACTTCCTCATAAGAGAGGGCATAACCCTGAGAGTCTCTTGCAAATACCCCATGCTCTTGCCTTTTGGGATATAACAATATCTACAGCGAAGATTGCATATAGAAGAAATGAATATTTCGATAGACGTCATAATTCTCACCTAACATCAGAGTTATATGAATCATCGACATAGGTGTTTTCGCCATTATCATAAGACAAATCCTCGCCTGCATAATAAGTGGCCTCGGCAGTCGAATTATACGGATCATAGTCGGAGTCCTTATAAGCGTCACGCTGAATAGTATTTATAGTCGAATCGTGGCCATTGTCGACGGAGCTGTAATCATCGCTATCAACATTTAGATCGTACGCCGAATGAACGCCTGATTTGTGCGTAATACACGCGAGATTATCCTTAATCGAGTCGATGTTCTGACGAAGTTCAACGATATGGCTTTTTCGAATAATATCACCGATCTCAATAGAAGACCATTCAAAGGCCATGTCTACGCTTTATATTAGCCTTCAGAACCATAATAAGCTCCATGCTCAGTTTGAAAATCGTTATTATGCTCGACTTTATAGTATGCACCTCTATGGTCCCAATATACGGTGGGGTCAGCACCTGATTCATAATCGTCACGATTGTCGGAATAGAATAATGTGCGATTGCTAACCCAATGAGACCCATAAACATCCGAATAATAGGAACCCCGGTCTGTCGAAAAATCTCCGCTTTTATGCGAAGATTCAAAGCTCGAATCATAGCTACTGTTTTCTCCTGATTCAACTCCGCTTTTGTGACTGCCATCATAATTAGAATCATCACTGTAATCCACAGAGATTCGATAACCGCTAAAGTGATATCGACAGTAGTTCATATCATCTGCATAGTCAGTCTTATCTCTTAGCTCTTGGATATGATCTTTCTTGATGATCTCACCTACACTAACAGGGAAATAGGTCCAAGACGGCGGACTCAAGAGCAATTCGTCATATAAGTCTTCCAGATTATCCTTGATTTCATTGAAATGCGATGCTCTAATTATATCGCCCTTATTGATAGGAGTCCAAGAATAGCCCATAGCTCTGCCCTATTATCCGTACACAGCTAGTGGGCCTAATGGCTTCCAGGATGTGCCATCATAGATATATAGGCAGTGCTCATCGAGTTTGTAGAAGACATCGCCTTCATCGGGATCCTCTGGGAAGGAGAGGCCACTCTTGAAATAATGTGCGCCTTCTAGCCACTCCTGTTTTGACAGCTCATCGCCAACATCCCTATGCTCTATTCCCTTAGCCATATCACAGATCGAATTCTATGCCAAACATAGTCCTGGTAACAGACTCATAATCACATAAGCCTATTCTAAGCCTAGGCCTAAATCTGCCATCATCGGTGTGGAGCCAATCGCCCATACCAGCTCCAGAAGCATAAGAGTGAATCTGGGTGGAGATTGTGAATTCAATTTGGTCAGTAAATGCCGGATTGTCTAGTTGGACATCGGCAATACGCTCTGAATCATAATCGAGATACGTATTGGCCGAAGCATAGCCCCTGCATTTGGCAACAAACTTAATGGAGTCAGTCGAGTCATCCCACCAGACATCGCCATAGTCTATACCGTTTAGGTCCCAGTTCTTAACGATAGTCGGCTCAGAAGAAAAGTCATACGTATCATCTATAAGGTCGATGTAGCCTATTTTCCAAAACTTTGACGACGTAGCATTTGGTGCATGAAAGACCATAAAATAGGTCTTATCCTTCTCGAGAGGCAGTCCTTTGATGAAATTATGCTGAAGATAAGTTGTAGCGATAGACCTCGGTACATCAGCGCCATGCCAAGCTATTCTGTCTGAGGATGGGACTATACTACCAGGCAGATCGGATTCTTCTTCCTGTATATGACCTTTGAGAACGTCTGGAATCTCAGAGCCCGATATCGAGACCTTCGCTAATACAGCCGATAAAATATCTCTTCGGAGAGGCGGCATACCAAATTTTTGAGCCACAAATTTATTGGGTGAATCGAGGACGAAAAAGCCAGCATTGCTTTCTGCTCGCCTAGAGGGCATTAGCCGCTCATAAGCCCTAGCCCCCACAACCAGAGACTTATTAATGACAGTTTCATCGGATTTCTCTATAGGCGTCATTCTGATGATATCCCCTTCTGTAACCGTAAATTGGACTGTAGGCTCTATCTCATAATAATGCAACTTGCCGAAGTTGTCGACATAGAAATGCCTGCCATCAAACTTTGATATTCTGGCTATCGCATCACCGACTGCCATGAGCGAGACATCTATCTTCTCGATATAATTACCTTCGTGGTTTGTGACATCCGGTGGAATGACATATATGCCCCCGCCTGAGCAGTATGAAGCGACAAGGGAGGAGACAATATAGCAAGAATAGCAAGACTCATAGACTGTGTGCTCGGGAATGTGGAAGCGCCACAGGTCGTATGTCTTCCCAATGCATTGAATGTCGATAACTGGAGTGCCACCCAATGCCTGCTGTATCCTCGAAATATATCCAGTAAATTCGAGAGAGTCATTAATATAGATATGAACAGTGTCATTGATTGTGAACTGAGTAGGGTCACAGTCGAATAAACTTATTTTGGCGTCCTTAAAGTATTTCTCATTAGAGTTGGTGATCTCTAATAGCCTGACTTTATTATCAGCCCCTGTGATTGTCATAGCATTTGACTGCCCAGATCTAAATATAATCTTAAATGTCGTCATGTTGGCGCAGCTGATCTAGCGCGATACTTCAACTCATTCAGAAACTCCTCAACATTCATTACACCCTGAACATATATCGGACCGGTGATAGTCCAGTTTTCAGTGAAAGTCGTGGAGATGGCAGGTGTGAGTTCACCATATAATCCGCCGTATTGAGCAGTGAGCTCCGGCAGATATTTTGGAATGAATGCGGCAAGGAGTTTTGCTGTGCGATGAGGATAATTCAGGGGCAGGAGCAGCTCTGGTCCTTTCTCGCCCGCTATAAGTATAGTCGGCCTACGAATCAGCCCACCAAATTGGCCATAGGGAATCCCCTCTTCTATAAGGCGTTGGAATTCTTCTTTTGATATTACTCCTGGTTCTGGCCAGCTTTTGCCCATTTGCTCCCATACTTCCTTCGGCACGAGGATGGGTATGCCCATTGGCCCTGGGATAGGCATGTATTCAGGTCCTGCCTCCTCTGCGACCTTCTTAACCTTGACCTTTATAGTCACAGTCCACGTTTTGGCTATATCATCCAAAGCCTCCTCCAGAGTTTTGAGTTCATCCCGTATAGCCCGAATATTTGGTATGGCCCTCTCTTTCGCTCTTTCCACTGCTGAATTAAAGTCATCCCAAGAATCGGCACCGGGAATGAGAGGCAATATATCATGATAAGAAATCGTTCGATACAAGCCTAAATAAGCTTCGCCTACCTTAGCTATCGTTAGGGCTGCGACAGCTTGCTCTTCAGTCAGGGTATCCCACGTTATAGTCTGATCATTCAAGGTCTCCCGAATTCGTTGAAGCATGAGGTCTGAATCGCCAAGGGCATCGGTGAAGACGCCCAGCCCTCTTGCTGCCTCCATAAAGGCGCCCTCCATAGTGGAGGTTGCCTCTGAGCTCATATACACTGACCGCCAATAGTTCCAAATTGTCTCGGTAATGCTAGCGAAATTTTCACGTTGGCTTTGCAAAGCTGCTGTCAAATCCTGCTCAGCTATTTTGAGTTCCTTTGATATTCCAAGCAAATCATAATATGCCGCTGCCAAATCTCCAGTCGCCACGTCACTCTTAACCAATTCTCCCAAAAGCGTTTGTAGGCTAGACCGAAGCTCGTTAAGGCTCTCCCTATATTCGGCCAATGCATCTACATATTCCAATGCAATATCCACTTGGTCCGAACTAAGGAATTCTGGCGGCGCTGGAAGTGCCTTACCGGCAGCCTTGGCCTCTTCATAAGCTGCAACCCATTCTAATAATTCACGTCTCTGCTTTGGCGTTAATGTACTAAGTAGGCGAGAGAATTTTATCTGAGCCTTCATCATAGCGCCATAAGATTCTTCCATCCTCTTTCTGCCCTCTATGAGATCTTCAGTGATCCAGCCCTCTTTGATCAAGGCATCCCATATATCTCGTATTTCCTTGAGCGAGATATGTCGGAGCTTATATAACTTTTCTTCAATATCGAGGACCTTCTTTTCAGACTCTGCGAGATTCCTGAATTTTTCGGCTAGCACTTTGTTTATATTATCATGGATAAAAAGAAGAGCGTTGAGCTTAGCCTCAAGCTCCAGCCTCTTAGCCTCCAATTCTTGAAGCATATACTGTTTCTCATAAAGGTCCATCATCGTCTCTGCGACCTGCCTCTCCGCTGCATCAAGGCCCTCCAGTATATTTGTTCTATCTGCCTCTAAGTTCTTCAGCTCCTCTGTGATATCCCGCCGCTCTTCCCCGATCTCGATCATATTTTGACCAACTGTGATTAGGCGATTCCAGAGGTTTAATGCTCTCTCAGACTGTGCGCCTTCCTCCGCAACGGCCTTTGCATATTCATCCATCAAGCGCTCTTTCTCTGAAAATAGTTCATTATCCCTTCTTTCTAGTTGTGCAACCCGATATTTCTTCTCGTAATATTGATCGAGATTAGTAGCCAGCTCGGTCAGACTAGGACTAAGAGAGGATAATATCTTTATCAGATTAGTGAAGTGCGTGTTAACATCCGCTTCTGCCTCCTTTAGATCCTCCTCTGCACGCTTAATTGCCTCCAGCACCTCCTGGAATTCCTCTCCTCTTTCTCTGGCCTCTTCAAAACGAGCCTTTTGCTCCGCAAGCACTTCATTTGCCTCTTTGACTCGTCGAACTGCATCCTGCCATGCCTCGAATTCCGAAATGATTTCTGGCAATTTATCGCGTACTTTATCTGCTACTGTCGGAATGATGCCAAGGGCCTCTCCAATCCTCCTTCCGAAGCCGGCGATTTCGTCTTTAAAGGTCGCTATAAATGGTAATGCGGCTGATAAAGCCGTAACTAACAAGCCAAATGGCCCGGTTACAGCTATCTTTAGGAGCTTGAGGGCAAAGATCACCGACATCAAATTGCCTACGGCATTAATGGCCGCAACCCCAAATTTATTAAGGCCCGCCTCCACAGCCGCGCTGCCCACCACTACTCCTGCCATTGCCGGAAGCATCGCTGCGAATGCTGTCTTGAGGGATATAGCCCTGTCACGCACATTAGCCAATGTGATCGCCAGGAGCGTTAATGCTGTGACGGCAGCCTTTGCCATGTCTGGTATTTTGTCGCCAGCTAGAGTGAATGCTATCATTTCAGCTGTAAGGAGACCAAAGGAGCCCCACAGCACCCTCGCAGTAGTGTTGAGCTTAAGAGTCCTGTCGAGGAATACTGCGATATTTACGCCTGCTTGTTTTAGAGCAGCTCCAAAGCCATAAGTGGAAAGAGTTGCAGCTATTAAGTTCTTGTTAAGGACCGAAAATAAGAAGGAGAGAACTTTAAGTATACCCAAGGTGAATACTGCAGCAGAAGCGGTGGAAATTAGTATCCCGATAAATGTCTTGCCACCTGCACCTGCAGCACCAAATATTTTACCGAGAATGGAAAGGGGAGCCAGCATTGCACGGAAAGCTGGTAGGGCATAAGTTCTGATGGCGTCCGCAGTAGTAACAATTACAGGCTTAAGGCGACTGCCGAAGTCTTCTGCTAATAGGACTACCGCATTCCGGAGAAGGCGAAGAGCTCCCCAAAGAGTAGCTATTTGCTTAGAGGCTATTTCTTCAGTTATTCCAGCGGAAGTTCTTAGGACAGAAGAGAGATGAGCAACTTCGTCGGCATTTTCAACCAATGCTATCGCTGCAGCCGCTGTTCTTGCTCTAAACATTGCAGAGGCCTCTGCAGCGCTGAAGCCAGCCGCTCTAAGCTTATAGAGGATATCGACAAGAGAAGTTGTTTCGGGATTTAGCTCAGCCACTGATAAGCCTAGCGATGCTAATGCCTTCTCGGCCTCCTGAGTTGGTTTAAGCAATTTAGTCAGTATCATATTGAGTCTCTGGCCAGCCTGTGATCCCTCATAACCACGATCCACGAGAACCGCTAATGACGCTAATACTTGTTCCAAAGGAATACGTAGCTCTCCGGCTATAGCCCCAACATATTTCAGGCCTTCAGAGAGCCTCTGGGCGTTTAGGAATGAATGGGATATAACAGCAGTGAATTTATCAACAATGGAAGCCGTAGTCTCGCCTTGTTCCCCAAATTCTTTTAGCGTCTTAATGACTATCTCAGTAGCATCGGCCAGATCAATCTGTTGAGCAGCAGCATAATTTAATATCGGCAGGAATTCCTTCTCAGTGAATTTAGTGACGTCATAGCCTGCCGATGCAACTGAATACATTGCCTCTGCTATTTCGTTAGCGGAATAGATTGTCTTAGCCGATAATCGTAGTGCAAACCGCCTTATAGCCTCGACAGCATTATCAAATGCCCTGCCGAAATATCCTGAGACGGAGGCAGCCATTACGACTGCTTTCTCGAACTCCTGGAATGTATTGACTGCCCAAGTTAGGGCTCTTATGGACCGCATGACTATCTGAACTCCAATAGTGAAGCTCAAATAATGCTCGATGTGCTGGGCTAATGCCCTTATACGAGACTGCCAAGCAGAGAGAGTCCTGTCAGCCTTAGAGACATCTATGACTGGGGTCCACTTGCCAGTCTCTAGCCATTCGAAGTGCCTTCTTAAGTCCTTGACGACTGGTGCGAATCTTCTGCTGACATTTCTCTTGAAGTGTGTTGCCCAATGACGCATTGATGTCGTGATGGGCCTAGACAGATTATCAGCTACTTGCCTGCCTATTGCTTTGGCTGCTAATGGGAATTTCTTTAGAGATGCTAATGCAGGCCGTATATCTATATCAAGCCGCCATGCATCATAAGAGACTGGACCAGGCATAGTTACCGTCTTCTTAATTTAGCAGCCTTAGCCTTTTGCTCGGCCTTCTTTAAGGCCTCAAGCTCTTTCTTCTTTCTCCACAATATACACTCTTCAAGGAACCTGATACCAAGAGGGTCTTTTTCTCTCAACTCGCCTATTTCTCTAGGCGTCTTACCCAACAATTTACAGAGTTCAAATTCTAATTGGCCTAAGCCACTACTTACGAAAGGACTCTAGCTCCTTGTCTGTGATCCTAGGTGCTTGAGCCTTTGTGATAACCTCATTGATGAAGTTCTGCAATGCAGTCCAAGTTGCTACTTCAGACCAGAATTGCTCATCGAGCTTAGGCTTTACACAAAGTGATGCAGCTATCTTAGGTAGCTTCTCATAGGCTTCCTTGAAGGCCTTAATATCCTCCTCGGAAGGATTCTCGCCTGTGAATTTAGAGACCGATATCACTAGCCTGATGAGCTCGAACATCTCAGCGTGAGTAGGCCTTCTTGTCATAATGGTCCTCTTAGTCTCAGGCGAAGTCTCAAAAGTGATGTATAGGACATCCTCTTTGAAATCACGCTCCAACTTCTCCCTTGTTGCTAGCTCTTTGAAGAACTCAAGAGCTTTCTTTTCCTCAGTCTTCTTTAGCTTAGCCTCAAATTCCTTCCATTTGTCTTGGGCCTGATTCTCCGGCATGTCCTCACCTCCAGTGCATAGACTGGACTAGTGAATTACATCTGAACAGCAAGGAGACATCTGGGACAGTTCAGGAAGAAACATTAAGACAGAAAATAAGAAGGGAGCAAGCACGTGATTAGTCACTGATCTTCACGCCTCCACCAGCCAAGTTAGTCTTTGTGACATTCTGAGGATCGAGAACCACGAAGTCAACAGAGCCTTCTGATACGGTGTCTGCATCTCCGAGAGTGATCTCGAAGCCAGTTATGAGTCCGCTCTTAAAGTAGAAATGCAGTGACTTATCTCCAGCAGAGCCAGATATTGTGACCGTAGTTCCGTTAATTAGGGCCTCTAGAAGGACACCAGCGGCAGAGTTGTCCAGCTTTGTGGCAGTCAATGAGCCTTCTACAGACAAAGAGCCTGCTCTGTAGTCGTTACCAGCCTCTCCGACAAGCTCAGTCTCAATAGTGTCCCTGCTCAGCGTGAGCGTAAAATCAGACAAGCCGAGTGTGGAGTGAGTCTTAGAGGCAATAGTGATCTTAGCATTCTCACCCGTATAAGTCTCAGGATTTGCCGCCATATTACGCGTCCGATATATGGCCGTTCGAATATGTCACGTTGTATGGATCGAGCACTGTAAAGTCTATGCTGGCTTCTGTGATTGTTGAAGCGTCTCCGAATGTCACTTCGTAGGAGGTGACCTGGCAGGAGACGAAGTACCAGCTAAGGTTCCCTTCAGCGACTGAGCCGGATATGATTAGCTTCGTATCTGGATCGATAATGCTATCAAGAGCATCAGAGTTTCCAGAGGCAGCGAATTTACAGTTCGTTAATGAGCCCTCAATTGAGAGCTTGCCTGGCTTTCTCAGATTCCCGGTCTGACCAACCAGCTCCTGCTCGACTATGTCTCTGCTGAATGATAGGGTAAAGTCAGAGACACCCCACACCGTCACGCCCTTGCTGGATAGGTCTGATGGACTAGTGGATATGAAGATCTTTGCATCCTTTCCAGTTACTATCCCTGCCATATGGAACTAACCTTATCGGCCTACATCCAACATACATCATTTTTGTAACAGTGAAGGAATCTTATTACGCCATCTAGCAATAGTAGCCTCGACAAAGCCTTTCTTTTCTTGTCCCTGAACTGACTCTTTACGTCTAACTCCACCAGTTGCAGTATCCCAAACGAGGAAATCCGCATGAGTTGGCTTTATTCTCTTTGGCACTCCAAATTCCACCGCCAAGAAGTGTTGGCTAAAGTTTCTGATGAAGAGGGAGACAGTAAGGCCTTCTTCCTTTACTTCATACTCCCACGCCTTCTCAATGGGATAATGGACCCACTCAGGATTTCGACGCATATACTGAGGCGGTGAAGCTCCTGGCTTTCGCCTAATGTCAAGCTCTCTATTCATATCCTCGATTATCTCAGGAGCTATGTCTGAGAGCTTTCTCTTGATCCTCTCACGCTCTCGTTTGGTCATAAAGCGTATTAGGCTATCAAACAGCTGTTCTCTGTATTTAGCTATAAACCTCATTTAAGGTGATGGATCTTACGATGACATTCGGGACATAAAGTGATGAGGTTATTCGGTGAATGTGTCCCACCAAGCCGGACAGGTATAATGTGATGGCAGATGGGATTCTCAGTATATTTGCCGCATAGTCTACAGCGATAGTGATCACGCTCGAATATGAAGTGCCTAAGCTTATTCCAGTTTGGCGGATATAGCTCAGAAGGCCTGTAGGTCATTCGAATTCTTTGAAGTATGTCTTGCGGAATCTTAACATCCGCCTATGGGCCTTTAACAAGTCATCCCACATATCAACCTCAGTGACTTTGGCGTATGTATTGGATAGCAGTGTCTTGGTAACTGCATCTGCTACATTCAGCGTCTCCTTCACTGAATTCTTGGAGAGTATATCGAATTGTAAAGTGGCCTCTATTTTATGGACCTTGCTGCTACCAAAGCCAAGCTGGCCAACATCAGACTCAGTGACCTCCGTGATGATAATTGCCGGCATAGAGACCTCACCTTCTGACCAGCCTACTCGAATATTAGTCGGTGATACTAAGGCTGTAACTTCACTCGAATTTACTAGCAGATCTCTAGCTTCCTTCATTACTTCATAGCTCATGATCGTGAGGCGATTATCTTCTTGTAGGTATGAGATGAGTCCCACAGGACCTCATTGACGTGATAGATAGCGCCATTATAAGCAATCCTGTCTCCTGGCTTTACATCGACATCGTAATCAACATAGATCTTGAAGCTTACATTCTTATATCGACCTGAGTAGGCCATCCTCTCCTCGTCTGTCAGGGGCATTACCCTAGCCTTTGCCGAACTACTCGTCTCATAGGAGATAGTCCATTCGCCTAGCTCATTCTGAGAAGATGCTAGCGTATAGCGCCAGATAGTCTCTGTAAGTAAAGAGGAGAGGGACATACTAGCCGGTTATATCCAGACTTAGCTGACTTTTATCTTCCAGGTGACTTTCAGCGTGTCATCTGCCGTTACGTTGATCGGGTCGAAAGTCTTTCTGCAGAGCATTGTCCCACCGGAGCTTGCATTGAAGACTCCAGATTCGGTAATTGAATAGTCACCATCGAAGGTGAAAGCATCCTTTACAAGCTGGAAAGTGTCATTCGTTACGTCAGTCGTTACTCTAGAGCCTACACCAGCAGCTCTTTGAAGCTCATATTCTAATGCGGTATCAGATGCAGACTCAGCCGTTGTGCCGCTTCCAATAGCGATGTAATCGAATGCTGTGACATCACCTTGCGTATCTGCACCGATTAAACCAGCAACCTCAGCCTTACCGGCATTCGTTATGACCATACTAGTCCTTGATTATTTTCCGACATTTTAACCTTCCATTCTTGTCGTAGACTTCAATCGTAAGCTCGGTCTCGACATTAAACTGTTCGCTATCTGAGCTATCTGAGATTCTTTTCCGGAAGAGATCGAATATGCTCTTCATTTCTGGACCCTCACAGGCTCACTTCCTAAGATGGCGTCTGCTATAATGATCCACCAGCCGTCTTCATCTTGCTCCAAACGAGCATTTGGATCAGCTGGCTTTATAAACATCTCCAACTGCTTTTCAGCCATTTCCTTTGTCTTCGCCCGATATACAACCTTCGCCATTTCACCACCTCAAATGACTAAATACATACACATCAATCTAATTCGACAAGCAAGAACGCATCACGTTCGATTAATTGTCCTGAGCCCCAAACTCCACCGAGGTCATGCCAGCCAGACCATTCGATGATATAAATGCCAAGAGGATCAGCTGAAGAAGTTTCTATGAAATAATGATAGCGACCTACATCATCCTTAATAGGTTCGCCGTTATCCACAAGCTTAGACCCATCTGGCTTATAGACGTTTATCCTTGGATAAAGTGGATCAACATAGGCGCCACTTGATTTGAATTCAACAGAAGCTTTAATAGTGGTACCTCTCTCATATTTTTTAAGAGTCATGCTGCGTACGTATTTCCCCTGACATCAAGAAATAGACACGTAGACGAATCGGTAAAGAGCAGAGGCGTCGTTTTGGCAACCACACTTACAGGCAAGCTATAAGTAGCCGTGACCTCATCTATGAATAAAAATTTGAAGATCCTCATGCGGATAGCTTGTTCTTTGCTTGCGGTGCCGAGTAGATCCATAGTGATATTATGAACACGGATGCGATAGCCGCCAAGCATAATATCGAATAACAGATTGAGGCCATAAGCTCTCGACAGAAAAGCATCAAGCTGGAGTGACCGTGTGAATGAAATGCTTAAGAGAACATCGAAGTATTCAGATATAGATTGAATTCCTTTCAAGTGAGCGTCAAATTCACTGACGAGAGAAGCTGAATACGAACAAAGAGCATCAAGAGTCATTCGAACTTCAAGATTCAGAGTTGCGAGTATAAGGCTAAGCTTCATAATCTCACTCAGGTTATGTACCCGAAGGATAGCATCGACTGAGAGATTCTGCCGCTTAAAGGACTCGAGGAGAGCTTCGAAAGCGAGAGTATAAGGAATGTTTAGCAAAGCTAATGTGGAATCGAACGGATAGTCCGATGATTCTCGCCGTCTAGCAATAAGGTCCAGTAAATAAGATTTTGGAATATTGGTCTTCTTCGAGATTAATTCAACGACATAATCGATTGGCACTTCACTCGCCATAAGCAAGTTATCGACAGTAAGAGCCTTCGTTTTGAGTACTGACGTGAGGACGTCTATAAGAAACGCTCTGACGTCTGTCTTCTCTAGCAGACTATCGAGACTAAGAGTTAAACCCTTTCCAAGCCTAAGAGCAAGATCGAAGGATAGCGTTAGTGGTAGATCGGCAGCATGCAATATAGTATCGGTAACAACTTTCAAGGGTACCGTGAGAAGACAAATACTAGTAAACGGATAAGTCTGCAGAATCGATTTCTTCAATATTGTATTATATATGGCTGTTCGGATGGTGTTAGAGAGGGACAGTAAAGCATGGAATAAAACGTCTTGACTCAATCCAATCTTTTCAAAAACTGCATCAATGGATAAGAATTTCGAATTAGTCCTTCTAAGTGCCGAGTCGAATGTTGCCTTTAAGGATAGATACCTCTGCTCTAATACGCTATCGGATACCAGATGCCGCTTAGCTGCCATCAGGAGTATATTGTCAAAGAGGATGTCAGCGGTGATGTTTTCTCTCTCAAATACCGTGTCCAGAACATGTGCATTGATGAATGCCTTTGAGAATAGGGCATTGAAGCCCAAATTCGACTCCAAAGCGGTTTCCAATATGGCATCGAACAATTGCTCCGTAGAGATATGAAGCTTCTCAAGCATAGCATCGAGAGAATGGATTTTACCGGCCTTATATTGCAATGAGACATCAAAGAGATATTTCTTATCTATATTGAGCTTCTTCGCTAAGAGCCCCAGGAAATAATCGCATTCGGCCAAGCCAGATAGCAACGATCCGATGAGGTGCTTTTTCTCAAGGCGATATTTCTGGATAATCGCATCGAAAAGTGAAGCTATTTCGGATTTCCCCTCGAAGACTACATTAAGTGGCATATCGGAAGAAAGGACGGCGGCCAATATCGCATCTACTACCGCATCCTTCTCCAAGTGGAATTTCGTTGCTAAAAGGTCTATTGCTGTTGAGCAGGATGGACTTGCCTCTAGTATGGTATCGACGATAAGGCTCTTTGGAATATCCAGCCTAAGAGCTATCGTGTCCAGCAAATATGAGCTTTCCAATAATTTCCTGAGGAGGAGATCGTAACCATACACCCTGCTGGCGTAGCCCTCGAGTATTGCATCAGCAATAATTTTTCGGAAATTAGTCCGTTCAAGCAAAGTTGACATAAGAGATTCGCGTATATTAGTAGACTCCAAGAGGGCATTGAAATTCTTTTGTGTTAGAACATTATAGGCAAGTAGGAGGGCATCAAAATCCATCAGTCGCTTTAGGCATCTTTTGATCAGCACATCAAAGGACTCAGCTTTAGGAATAGTAGTTTCGAGCAGGATATCGATAATTTGTTCTTTGGATAAATCTGATTTTTCGGCTAACATTGAAAGCAGATGGCTCAAAGAACCACGCGACCGAAGAAGGCTGTTGGTTATAAAAGATCGAGATATGCCTAACTTCTCTGCAATCACGTCCATCAAGCTAGATTCGGAGCGTAAGCGCTGGAGTATTGTATCGACTGAATAATTCCTGCCAAGCGTTATCGAGAATACAACATCCAGGATCATATCCGCCTTTTGTGGCTTTTCGACTAAAAGCGTCATCAGATATGAAGACACATTTCTGGCTAATAAATCAAGATCAGCAGGATAGGTAATAGTCCCACGTATTTCCGCAAGAGCATCAAAGTTAACGTCTAAATGCATTGATCTACGAAGTAGAGATTCAATTGCGTGTTTTAGTTCGCTCTTAGAGGAAAGAATGGCGTCGTAAGCAAGTGGAAGTAGCTTAGCTGTCTCTAGGAGAGTATCAATGAAGGCGTTTTTCCTTATAGTTGCAAGGATTAAACTGCTGAAAGGAATCTCACACTCCTCCATAGCCTCCAGCAAAGCATCGAACACCTTAGCCTGTGTCTTTCTTTCAGAGATCAAAGTATCAATGCTAAAAGGCCTTTCCAAATTCAATCGTGAAATCAGAATATTCTCAACGTAGTCACGAATGTTGAGTTTCTCGAGTAAGGCATCGAGGGTTTCCTGAAGCTCCTCACGACTCTTTAATAGGATGTCAATTACGGCGCTTCGATCTAGATTAAGTTTTTCTAGTATAGCACTGAGTGGTGCTGATGTGCTTAGCCGTTGTGATAATAGGCTATCTATCAAGGCCGGTAGAGGGATATTTGTCTTTTTCGAGATAATGTCTAAGCATAAGCTCTCACTCAGGATGGCTTTGCATAATGCATCAATGCTTTTATTGAGAGCAGTTTTACGAGAGAAGAGGGCATCAGCGCTGAAAGATTTTTCTTTTGTGAGATATAGAAGTGAATCAAAGGTGTAAGTTGTTGATTTTGTGACGGCCTCGGGAAGGATAAGGAATTGGCCAAATTCCAATAGCCCATCGATTCGAAATTCAGCCCATTCTGAGAGTCGAGAATCGAATAGCAGGAAATACCCCCATTCAGTCAAATTAGTCATGATACAGCAGCGGCCTTATGTATAATTTAGTAGGTATGTAATTTCGAAAGATATAGGGATGATAACTCGAATATGCGCCTGCCCATATATCATTCCTGTACGATATATCGCCTTGTCCAAGTGCAAACAACTTATAAGTTGGAGATGGATGCCACGGAGAGAAATTAATCGATGTAGAATAGCTTGGACCCCTATTACCAAAGACCTCTTCACATTCGTGATATACGAAATAATTAGCCTTCCCGTAATAAGTCGCCGGCCCCTCGCTAGCGGTGGGCTCCTGAACAATGTCTTCGGTTCTGTATTCCCAAAGACATTTATACTGGGGAAATAATTCAATTCGTGTAGGCTGTATTTGGCGAAGTTGATAATCCCATTTAAATCCCGATTTAGCAGCCCACATCTTCACCTCAAGGGTATCTCCGACGGAAACGTCATAAAAGTAGGCGTTGAATGACCAGTAATAATTAGCGATAACGTTACGAGAGCGGGTATAAACTTCCTCACCATTCTTTAAGGTCTTCTCATATACCGTCGTGTAGCTTCCGCTTTCATTCTTACCGCTAGTGTCGATTATCGCAACGTATTTAACATCCGTTGGCTCTATATTAAATGAAGGAAGATCGGATGAGGAGACCGTATAGCTAATTTGAGGAGAGGAAGGCTCGGATGTAGGCAGATTTTCAGGCGTACTCTTATATTCCTCCCAGGGAGACTGTATCGTGATGCTAAGGACTCGAAGGCTACCGACCAATGGCTGGCGAATAGTCATTCGTTTAGCGAGAATATTTCTTTAAGGACAGCAGACGGATAAAGCTCTTTTATAATCTTAGCTATATCATCTTTTTGCTCAATAAATTGATCCGGAAGCTCAACTAATAATTCTCTTTTGACATAAGAATAGCCCACCCCGGCTGCTTCCGGAACTCTCTCCATTATAGTCTTGTGCAAATCCTCTAGGCTTGTATCCTCAGATAAGTGGACATTACTAAATATCATCTCCATCTTCCATCGGCTTTATTTTGTCTGAACACCGTCATAGCCAATCAATCTCGAGGTAGAAGTGTCTTTGTTATGCACCTTAAGATATACCGAATTTGTTACGTGGAATGCATAGCGTGCATAGACGCCAGACCCGCTGTCACTGTCAAAGACAATATCATGGCTCCCATCTGTGAATATCAGCTCGATATCATGTTCATGGTATATATTATGTATCACCCATTCTTCTCCGGTTGGTGGTCGTATAGAAAGATAGCCATTCGCTGATACAGACGAAATTCCACTTTTAACATCACCTACGGCCATTCTTGTTATTCATATTTCACTTCCACATCCCCATCCTCGGAAACATAGAGGATAGTCTTATAATTACGGCCTGCGATAGTCTCCTGGTATCCGACAGCATACAATCGCCAGCGCTTTTCTCGAGTGTATTGAATAGTAGTGATACGCTTTCGCTCAAGATACCCACCACATTCAGGACAGTGACCGAGCCCACCCTTCTCTGGGGCCGTGTTTTCAGTTTCTTCAAATTTCTCGAATCTCTTGCCACAACTCTTGCAGACGAAATAGTCATGAGCTCCGCAATAAGGGCAAATTGGTGAAGGATATCGAGTGTCACTAAAGATTTTGGTATCAGGCCCAACTGCGAATTCCCGCCCACATGCTTGACATATTCTATATTCCTCGTTCGCAATAAAATTTCGTGTGAAGAGTATAAATCTCTTTGGCTTTTTGATGGTAACCTCGACCTTAGGCAGAAATGGATTAGCGATGGCTGGAATGCCACGCTTATTCAATTCCTCTGCAGCTCGAGAAGAGAGAGGATACCAACCTATCTTGACTAATCTAGAATTGTCGATATCAGATATCTTGTTCGTATGATAGTCTTGCGGATCAAATTGCGGCAAACAAGTGCCATCTGCATAGTGTGCAATCCAGAAATAACATATAGGATGAGGCTGGGATGCCATCTCACCACCCATTGTATTGGGATTGTTTCTCTTACTTAATACATTCACATCACGCCTCGTCGTATACGAATGTTGCGGTTCTATCGGGTTTTAGGCCCTGCGTAGCTCCTGGCCCAACAATGACCTGAGTGACAACCAAATAGGATTTTCCGGTCTCACCAGCCCCGACAACCTGGCCTGACTGTACCATCAAGGCATTTTCAAGCGAATTGAAGTTCGTGATGCTCATTTTCTTGCCGGCAGTTGTAGAATAATAGGCGTGCGTTGTCTCTATAGGATCACCGCTCTGGCCGACAGTTCCAGTTGCTTGATCATATTGGTCAATAGGACAGCCCTGGGATAGTGTCCTGCAATCCTCGACGGAAGAAGATGATACTCCCACGATAAGATCCCCGCCAGTGCCTAAGGACCAATCAGCATTTGGAGAGGTTGTCCAGGTCTGATAGTAGCGAACATTCTTGATATAGGTATCTGGCCCAGATGTGATATCTAGGCAGTGGCTCTTCCAAAAGCTTCGATTCGTGCCTGATTCCGGAATTGGGATTGGATATGCCGTGCTGTCCTCATCGGGTATGTCGGCCGTGTAGTATCTCGAAGGATGCGATTCATCTTTTAGGGTATAGGTCGGTGAGCCTTCAGGTCCCGTCACTTCCTTTATGACTACAGTTGCGACCATATCTCTCCATATTATATGCCTATCTGCACATTAGACATCCAAACTCTGAGATTTCTCGAGCCTGAAATAAGACTTCGAGGATTTAGCTCGAAGCATAGCTAGGGCCATTTCACGATAGACGGCATAGGCGTTATAAGCCTCTCGCCCATACTTATCTGAGATTTTATAAGAGTAGTCACCTAACTTTTCGGACACTATAACATTGTATTTCTTGGAGACTCTTGGATTTTGGACAATTTGGGAGACAACCAAGAGTAACGCTGGAATCTTTGCATCATCCCGCGATGGCATATTTCCATTGAAATACGCATCCGCAATGAATTGCTCTATCGCCTCGATTTTAGCGAGGAGTTCAGCCTTAGAGACGTCTTCATAAGATAAAGGCGGAGTGAAGAAATTCCTCACTTCATGTTCTTTGACAAGCTTAGGCTCATAGTCTGTCATATCAATCGTCTATATCAGGCCTTGCTTCTCGTAAATCGACATATCTTGGAGCTCTAACAGCTGGATTTGTAATATAATGCTCAGTCGAGACAACATACGTCCAGGGATTTGTTTTTCCTCCGCCCTTAGGAAACTGAATTTCAAGGTCGATTAACTCATCCTCAGAGAGCTGGCTTCTATCAACTAGGCCTATGCGCCTATAATCCTCAGCTGTTTCCCTTATCCACAATTCTTTGCCGTTTCCGGTATGCATATCACTAGCGACTTTATCAAGAGCCAGACACATAAAACATAGGAGAGGTGAATTAAATGATTCAATGGGATTACTTGGATAGGATCCTTACACCAGCGTCATCGCGGAGAATGCCGACTCCGAATCTCATCTTAGCTGTGATCCCGACTAGGTCTCTGATTGGGTCCTCATACTGTGATATCGTGATGTCGTCTCTCATTACTATGACCGCAGTGTTGTTGCTATCAAGGACCAAAGCATAGTAGTGGTTGTCTCCATCTGTGCCATCCCAGTAGACACCACTGTCATCACTTGGAGTTACGCTCAGGGTGTATGGCTTCAGACCAAGCAGCCTGGGTATTGTGCCCTCTCTCAATGGGGTCTCAGTTCCAGCGTAGGCAACGTAGACCAAGTTGCTGTCCTGCAGCAAGTAGCCCTCTGCAGTTGGGTGAGTTATAAGCACGTCTGGTATCCAGTTCTTCTCTTTGACCTTGCTTATTGCCGTCGCGATGTCACTTACTGCGATGTGGGATCCGGCCGGGTCAACATCACTTATGCCATCTAGTTCCTTCAAGAGCTTCTCGAGGACAACCCTGTTTAGCGTGTTCTCCAATCTGAGCCCAGCCTTCTTTATCTCATGCTCTACGATGTTGAATAGGCAGTCGTCAATCATCTCCTTTGTGATCAATGGCCTTGTGGCATACTTCTCGACCTCTACGTCAATCTTGCTGTAAGACTCCTCGCCTACTGGTATAGCCGCACCCTCAGCGACTTTCTCAGCATAAGCACCAGCAGAGCCTGCGATAAATCTAACTGAGTAGCTCTTGGTCTTCTGGATCGGGAATATGTTCCTAACGCACTTGACTGGCTCAGCTCCCTCGTAGACCTTCTTGATGACCTCCTCTTGAAGCAGTGTGGTCTCGGTTATGTCCTCCGCTTGGAGCAGCATCTTGACAGCCCTGTCACCAACGACTTTCTTGAATGATTCTGAATTGAGCATCCTTTTTCTCTCAGCGTTGCCTGCAAATGCGTACTCTAAAAGCTTAACAAACCTGCTTGCCATACCATCACATTAAATTTAATTCAACATTAAACATAGATGATGGGTCAACATTAAGAACAGCGATTAGAGCAGTAATACCTTGCCCGTGCCCGGAAGGCTCGAAGGCGCTTCTAAGAGTATCGCCATGACTCTTCCTGTGCCATTAACGTCCAGCCAGCCGTGGTTGTATTTCAGCAAAGCTCCCGGAGAGTCGGAGCCAGTCCCAGAGATTCTCGCCTTGACTATGTTGCCGGGTCCCCAGACCATGACCTTCTCGCCATCACTAGCGTCATAAGCCGCAATGCCTATCCCATTAGCCGAAGAGCTTGCAGGGACGTAGACCTTCATGTCGCCAGCAGGGACTACAGCCTGTCCGGCCTGAATCGAGCCAGACGCAGTGAAGGGCAGCATTGAGCCTTCCGGCACAATCTCGATAGGCTGGGAGGGACTCGTGAACGCCATATCCTTCAGTCGTATATTAGAAATTTGGAGACAAACATATGCCAGTTAGTAGACAGAACAGCATACAGCAATTCATCACTCACTTGCTAGTGTAATCTCGTCACCTTTGATGACGACTGGGCTTTCTTCCTTCGACTCCTCTTCGCCTTCTGAGATAACAGTCTCCGGCTCTTTAGGCTCTTCCTTTTTCTCCTCGTCCTCAGCCTTCTTTGTTATCTTCTCCTCAAGCGCCTTCAAGGCATCATCTTTAGCCTTGTTAGCCAGCTTTATCTCCTGTAGTTCCTCGTATATTGTGTCGATAGCATTGGCGATGACCTCATGCCACTCAGCCTTCTCCGGATAGGGATATTTGCTTGGGTATGGGTATTTGCTGGGATATGGATAGGTGCTCGGGAACGGATACGGGTATGGATAGCCCCCTCTCCTCAGATTCTCGAGCATTGTGAGGACAGTGTCAAGCTTTTCTTGGACTTTCTTTGGGACTTCCTCATAGATCTCCTTCAGGACCGCAGCAATAGCTCCGACCAGACCACCCTTCTCTTCAGTTTCTGCTTTCTCTTCAGTCTCTTCTGCCTCCTCTTCAGATTCCTCACTCTCGCCTTCCTCTTCCTTCTTTGTGATCTCAGAAAGGACCTTCTCAAGAGCCTCTAGTCTTCTCTCGAGAGCCTCAAGCTTCATCTTTAGCTCATCCTCTGACTTTTCCTCCGTTGTCTCTTCCACAGCCTCAGTCTCTTCTGTGAGCTTTTCCTCCTCCACCATATTATCTGACCCATCTTTCTCACATTCGCTACATTTCGATAATATTATGAAGCCTGACTTCTCATTAACGGGATTATGGCAGACAGAGACCTCGAAGATGTTGATTTTGTCGATGACATTCCAGCATTTAGTCTCATCGCATTCTTGATGGGACCGAATAATTTCGCCAGCGATACTAAAGCCGTTATATTCGCCATTAAGGATCTTCTCCCAAACTCGATTGGCGATTTCTAGATCGTCTCTGATTTCGGCGACTATAAAGAGCCCTTTGTCGTCAACATGCGTCTTGATACCGTTGTATTCGGGGATTATCTTGCCTATCTGGATGTTGTTGTGCGTAAGCATTATATTTGCATAAGCGGGATCAGATAGAAGCGTCTTGATGCCCTCTTTAAGAACTGAGACTGGAATGATATCGCCAGATTTGTCGATCTCGGCTACAGAAGCATATCCAGCGATAATGCGCTTTGAGGATTTCTCCAGTATCTTGAAGGAGCCAAAGAGATGGACGTCCTCACGTTCACCCATCTGGATAACCTGAGGATTCTCTATCGGAATCATCGTCTCCTCATAGATGGGAACAAATGGCGTGAAAGGCCCGGTATTTGTGTAATGAATGTGAACATACTTAGCCACATCATCATACGGAACATTGAGGATGTCTGCAAACATCCGATATATTCGAAAGTCAAATGCCATCTTTTGCTGAGGAGACCAGTCCTCGCCTCTGACGACTATATCAATATCATTGTCGCTTTCACCATGAGTGGCAAGTGAGCCGACAATATATGCGACTGGCTTTCTTACGGAGAAAGGCTTAAGCTTTGGAAGGATTTCGCTGAGTTTGAGTTTCTTCTCGCCCTTACCACGGCCAGATGGCGGGATAGGCGCATATTCCAGCTCAGCTTTCTTTGTCAGCTCAATTAACTCCTCAAGCTTCATACCAGTATGGAATAGAATAAACCACCTAACATAGCCGACAGCATAATCCCAAGAACAAGATAGATTATCTTCAATCTCCCTTCCAAATCGCTAACACGGCTCTCAAGCGACCTAAGCCTCTCCCAAACATTCTTGAAATTCTCCCGCCTACTCCGTCGGCTCTCATCAATCATTGACTTCAAATCATCATCAGATTTGTTAAGATGCTCAAGTGTAGCGATGATTCTACCTAACAACTCGCCAAGGCGCTCCTCATCCATATCGCCTAGCGGAATATCGTCCTGTATAGGACCTTCAATTCTTCAATGAGCTTCTCAACACCGTTCATAGTCGGCCTCTGATTTGGCCGAAGGACATCCCAACTTCTTTCGGAAGGCGGTCTGGGATTCTTCCCTATAGGCCTCCCGACCAAATTTCTCCAATTCCTCAGCCGGAATGGGCCAATAGTGCCCAATGTCACAATGCATGATCGAGTCCATAGGATAAGGATCATCGTATGCTTTCCAGACCCACCAACGCTTCGCACTGCCTGCCTTAAAGCATCTGATAATGAATCGTCCGTTGAAGAGCTCTTTGTTCCGTTCAGGAAGGTCTGGATTTGGATACAGGAAGTATTCATGGAGGTCTGGCCTTTGGACGCCGGCTTTTGCTTTTCCTAGCCAGATAGCGCACATATAGGCGTCCTTATATGGGGTCGCGCCAACGTCACCCGCAGGAATGATATAGGATTTATCGAAGAGGACATACTTTTCGATGAGTTTTGCATCATCAGGCCCGATTATAAGCTCTTTGGGCTCGGCCTTAACTGTTTTCTCGGGTTCTTCGGCTGAAGGCTTGACTATCGCCAGTCCTTTTGATGCATTCCCAGTTTTCGGATCTCTTCTGCCTATTATTGTGTCAAAATAATCGGGAATATGATCCTGAGTTATGACCCATTGGACAAAAGCATTCTTGAATTTGATGCGTAGATCGACATGAATGCTATGACCTTCAATCAGCTTTCGGAATGAGAGTTTGCCTTGTTGGTATTTCTTCGTGTCGTCGGGATCCAAGCCGCGTATATGCATCTGGGCCCAGGCAATGCCCTCGTCATAGTTGACATATAAGATCTTCGGAAGAGGCTCCAACTCTTTAGCAATCTGCTCGTATACGTCCTCGGGTATGCGCTTCTCCTCGACCCACTGGCAAACATCAGACTTAGTAATAGCCTTCGACAGAACCTCCAGCCTAGCCACCAAGGGCAGCCTATCAAAATATTCGGACGCCAATATGTTCGTGGCATCATATTTGTCAATCCCAGCATATCCATCTAGGGACTGCTCGACAAATATTTCGCCATCATCTCGCTCTAGGATATAGAGTTTATCGGCGGATTCACTATCCTTCTCTATGTATCTGTCGAGGAGATTCATTATTTCGTTTCTCAAGGACTTCAGGCTTCTGGCCATACCTTTCTGAGGCAATAATAATGCCCATCTTTCGAGAACATAACCCGTTTAAGCTCTTCGGGATGCTCTTTCCAATGTCTTAGAACATCAATTGGTATTCGCATTGGCTCAAAGGAAGCCAGCTTATCGATGGTCTGGATCGAATCGCTGACATTCTTCTCAGGCACAGGCTCCAATACTCTGCCGATGTAGAAGGAATAACGCGGATAATCTGGATATTTTGGATTGTCGAATTTGAGGACCTCCTCGGCTGCTATTCGAATAATATCTCCGACCTTAATAGGCTGCTCCTCTTTGTGGTTATCGCTCTTGCCCATCAAAGTCACGAATATAGCGTTCTTATCATCGAGATATTCCTTTGCATCCTTCCCTGAGGCAACAACTTTGCCATCTTTGATAACATGGACTTTCCCGTACCAGTCCTTCGTTGTCATCGAGAGATAGGCCTCTGCATAATCTTTTGGTGTATCATAGCCGAGATAGTAATTGTAGACGTCTTTTGTGCGCTTAACTAGCTTCTTTGATATAACTCGCAAGTCAAGCTCATGATAGAACTTTACCTTCATCCAACCTTTATTCTGAGGAACTTGATAGGGATGATCAAGTCTCTTAAGCATCACACCTTCTGCACAGAATTTTGGCCTGCCATTCTTTGCATGTTGGATAATATCTGCTGCCTTGAGAATGCATTTAATATCGGAGCCATCACAGATATAGCCATCAGCAGGCTTTGAGAATGTCGTAGATACTCGCTCTATCCAAATGTGCTTGGTTGGCTTAAGCTGCGATAGATATTCTAGCCTTTCATGTAGGGGCTGATCCCTGACATCCACGCCCTTGAAGAATATGACGTCAAAGACTACGATGATGGCGAATTGCTCAAGCTCCTCTCCGGAGACATTAGAGTTGAGTAGAGAATTGGCAACAGTCCTATGAAGCATCTCTTTCCCATTAGGATGCAAAGCAAGGAATTCTCCATCGAGGACAGTGTTATCCGGGAAGGCTTCTTCCATTTCCTGGATGATTGCTGGGATTCGCTTTGAGACATCAGGGCTCTTCTCCTTAAGATCTTCGGGATCAACCCAAGCAAAGCCCTTGCCATTGACTTTGCCTATGCACATCCGGAGGCCATCCCATTTACAGTCAACGAGTAGCTTAGCCTTATCCCAGCCAATAGCCCTAAGCTCCTCTTCGAGCTCCTGGAAGTAGCCTCTATAATAAGGCTTGGCCTTTGAGTAATATCCAGGCTTTGGCTTTACAGCCTTCTCTAGGAGCTCTTCTCGCTTCCTGTCCCACTCTTTTGCTTCTTCAAGCGTTTCGGGAGGCTTTGTCTTCATGTATTTCTCTGCCTCTTTATAGCATTGCCAGAAAGATGACTTAGCAGCCTCTTCGGGATCTTTGCCATAGTATTCCTCGTAAAGCTTGGCATATTTGCCGAAAGGAGGAATCCAGGGAATGTAGATCCCTCGGAGTGTATCGACAATCTTAGCGAAATACTGATAGACATCCTTCAGGGTCCAGTCACCCCATTTCTTGCCAGCCTTAAGACGTGGATAGGCACTGTTTCCAAGATAGCGTAGGTCAGCTATAAGCTCCTTATAGCGTTCTTTTGGATGGGCTAAGTCATAATCTATGCCCTCGGATCTAAATTGGTCAAGGTGCAGTTTCTCAGTGACGAAATATTGCTCGATGTCTTTAACGAATGTTTGGATGCCCAACGGCAGCTTAACTCTAATGGGCTTAGAATAGGCCTTGAATTCTTTAATAGGATAGGCATAGAGTGGGAAGGACCAATGCCAAGCCTCAACTTCCCGTGGTGTTATGAGATGCTTAGGTGCGAGTTGGAGAAATTCCATCCAACTTCTGATGACAGAAGGTTTATCGAGGACTATCTCACCGTAAGCATAATCGTGATCGCAGAGGATAAAGCGCTTGCCAGCGATGTCATATTTCCGGCTCTTAATGATCAATGTCTTTTCACCCGAAGCAATTAACTGGGCGTGTGGCTTAACTAAATACAGCCCGTCAGCCTTCTCAGCTAAGGCTTTAAAGACGATTTCGGCTTCCTGGCCATCCTTCAGAATTTCACCATTCCAGGGCTTAAGCTCCTCTAGGATCTGCGATTTGTGCTTCATGAGAGACGTTCTATAATTTGTGATATAGATTTTCTTCGGATTCAACTCCTTAGCTAGCTCAACTAATTCTTTGAATGTGGCCTTGTGATCATTGGATTTCGGCTTCTCATACTCACCGACACCAATAACCCAGATTGCATTCTTCATCAGGAGCTTCTCTCGCTTTCCAAGGCGGATAAATTCAGGGACTACCACAAGAGCCTTGCCGCCAGTTCCGAACTTAAAGGCGACAGCGGGCTTCCCAACCATCTCTGGGATTGAGATCAGCTTGATGGATTTGCCGTTGAAGGGAATTGGCTGCTCGGTTTTCTTCCATTTGGCATTCGGGAAGATGCTCTTCATGATCTCAATGACGGCCCTCGTTGAATAGATTGGCGTATCTGGATATTTCTTGAGATAGTGCTCAAGATACCGCCAATGATCTGGGTCGGGTGAAGAAAGCAATATTAAATCAACCGGCTCTGTATATTTCACAGCTGGATCTATCCAGGCCCTCTTCCCTCGATGCTCCACAATAAGCGAGAAATGATTCTTGCCTTTTAAACCCCAAGATGCCCAAGAGCCTAGGCTAATTATCTTCATTTCTTCTTCACCCTCAAATCCGGAAGTTTGGAAGGCTCAGTAGTCCAATGTTGAATGTAGGCATGGAAGTGATCTGGCTCAATCGTTCTGTCGATTTTTAGATAGATGCCCTGCCCGAATAACCGTCTTGCATGATAGAGCATATAGCCCCATCGGGTCTTATCGACATCTGGGATGTGTTCAGATGAGACCACCACTGGCCTTCCTCGAATAGGACAGTCAATGATTATTAGCATTCGCTCGCCTATACGGTCAGGCTCGGGATAATAAAGCTTTCGAGGCGATATCTTTGATTTTATGATCTCGCAGTATACGCAACCGTCAACGAGGAATGGGCGGTTATAGATATCTGACTGTTCTTCCCTCACTTTTGATCACCAGATGATTCTTGAGCTCTAGACTTGCATTCCAACGACATTCATGACATTTCTTGCCGTAATTGAGGCAGATATCTTTGAAAGGGCAGATGATGTCCTCGGTCATTTGATTCGAGCCTCCTTGCAGGCGGGGTTAGTTACAACGGCACAACCGAAGAACTCGATGTCGTCTACAACTATGCATTTTTGCAGATAGTCGTAATGATCTGTCGTGATAATTTCACAGGAGAGGGAGTTGACTAAGCCGTTATCGATGAGGGCAATAGTGTCTCTAGCTACAGAAGTATAGGGAAATATGTACAGATCAGCTTTGACAGCGTTATCCTCAAAGCGGGGATTTCGAACATAGCCAATACGATGGATGACGGAAGTTGAATGATCGATATTGAGATAGTTCGTAGACCAGTTCGTAGCATACTTCCGTAAGACTTCCGGCGAATAGTAAACATAATCCCTGGTGGCGGAATCAGCGTATTTCCCAGGCGTCAGAATTATAGCGCCTCTATATATTTTGGCGTTAGTAGCCTTTGAGACTTCTTTCGCATCATAAGTGAATTCGACATCGACAAAGCGCTTAGTCATCTTCATCATCCTCAGACTTTGCTAACATCTTATACTCAGCCTTCATCTTCTCAAGCTCTTCGTCGCTGAGTGGCGGTAAGCCGAACATAGCCCTAATCTCATTGATTGTGAATGGCTTTGGCTCATTCTTATAACCCCGAAGTAGATTGCCTAGCCATTTGGCCTTCATTGCCTCATCTTCGTCAGTTACACTTCTAAAGACCACTCGAAGATCCTTAAGGTCTTCGGATGAATAGCCATAGCCTTGCAAGAGTGGCTTGAATATTTCACGGACCATAAAGGAGGCTAGCTTAAGCTGGAACGATTTGATCATTCGCTCGTACATAATGGCCTTCACGTAAGCTGTAGCCTCTGTTGAGCCACGACCGAGCCCTAAGGCCTCCTCAGGGCATAAGAGCCCAACAACCAGCTGTGATTGGAAGTAGTTAAAGTATTCCTCAACTCCACTAATGCCCTTCTCGTCTATTGAATCTACTTTGACGGTCCAGGGCACTATAATCTCATTCTTTTCGGTGATGTTCTTTAGTTCTCGCTTAATTTCTTCAAAGACGGTGTCGGGAATAGGCTCTTGGATTTTATCGGAGCCAATAGACACGATATACTTCGGTGTTCCATGTCTGATGATGGCATTAGCTATAGCCTTATCCGTCCTGACCTTTCTCTTTAAGGTGTCAATAGAGGGCGTTATGATTGAGATGCCATACGGCGTCTTTGGATCAGGGAAGAATCGGAAGTGGGCAATATACTTTGGATCGATTAACTCTCCTTCCTTGCCGTTTATGACTTGCCTATAGCCAGTTATTTGGCCATATTTGTCGTATTCGATTTTCATTGTCATTGGATTGACGACCTTGACGTCAAGTAGTTTTGTTTCTTGCTTGTTGAAGATTCTCTCCATAAAGCCATCGCCGAAAACAAGGCAGTAAATGACAGAATCAAGAAGCTTTGTGTCGAGGTCAGTCTCAAGTCGGAATTCTTCAATGATGTCCTTCACTTCTTGGCTCTTACAGACAACATCATAGCCAGACATCACAGTATTCCAGGCTGTATAGTTGATAGCGGCAAATATTGTGCTTTCGCCAGTGTAATATTTCCAGAGATTCTCGAGATACTGCTGTGTCCTTTCCGTCGAAGAGAGGCTAAAGCTGATATCAGCGCTGTCAGTCTTTACAACAGTCCTAGGTCTGCCCTTCTCATCAGTAAAGAAAGAGGGGCGAGGAGCAAATAGCCGTAGAATTCTATCTCTCAACCTCATCTTCAACCGGTTTCTTTCAGGGTAATGTCAATAGTCGAGACATACCTATCGTTGATCTTGTCGCTTCCAAGCTCGACTGTGACTTTTGGCTTCTTCATATAGCGCTTTACGATCTCCTCCACATCAACTGCTCGCTTGATGTTCCTGCCTCTTGCCGATATCTTTATTTCCTTCTCCTTCTGCAGGGCAGTCAAACATGCAGTTATATACTTGCTTATGTCTTTTGTTCCAATAAACACCTGCTCCATTTCCTCACCTCCTTAAATTTTTTGGACCTTGATCTCCTTATTAATGGAGATTATGCGGAACATCTCATTGAAGTCATAAGATTGCTCACGTGATGCAGCAATAGCAAATGAGAGGGCATCAACGCAGTCATCGTATTTGCCTCTTGGGAAGGTGATGAGCTCATCAACTAGCTCCTCAGAGCCCTCATAAGGCAAATAAACTCGAGAGGTCTCGAAGAGGACAGACATCTGTTGAACTCGACTGACTTTGTCTATATTTGATTTAACCGGCTTGATTGGTAGCGTAGTTGATCGCATTAATTCGTCTGTGAAGAGCTTCTGCATAGCATTAGCCTCAATGCCTATTCGAATTGGCTCCCATTTGGCGGCCATTGCCTTGATGAGATCGAATTGTTTGAAGAGAGTTGCTTTGGTCCTTAGGATGTCAAGGACATATATGTCTCCATTCTGATCAATCCCAATAGCGATTATGACGAAGAAATCGCCCTTTTCGCCTCCTGCTGACATATCAACGCCAAGATAGCGTCTGAGGCCTTGCGGAGGCTCATCGTAATAGCGTATCCATTCGTATTTGATGATGGCATCCTCAGTGCTGATGAATTCATTCTGGAATTGCATGGCGAAGACAACCCTGCCAATCTGCTCCCTGATCTCACAAAGCTTCTCATAAGGGAATCGCTCCGGCCATAGAACTTTCTTCTTCTCTTCGTCTAGAATTGCCTTGTAGACTTTAGAGACGTAAGATGGCTTTGACATTAAGAAGCCGTGAATGTCATTTTCATGAAATCTTGTGCCAATATCGATGATCTGACCGTCAGGCAATAGCATCGGAAGGAGAATATGCGAATACCAATCCTGAAGCTGGCGCCTGCGATGTTCAGTTCGGCTATTTTCTAAGTCGGTGATATCATCAAGAACTATGAGATCGTAATGGCCAGAGATCATTTTGGACTCGACGCCTAAGACTTCCAGCGTCGGTTCCTTATGGGCAACACCACTTAGCCCTTGTCTTTTGACTCTAAGCTGGCTTTTGGACCACTCGCCTGTGCCTCTCTGCTCACCAAATATCTCGATGAGCTTTTGGTTCTTCTCCAAATGATGCTGAATGAATGACATCATCTCGTTTGCTTTGTTCTGATTGATGGTGACGATGAGGGCCCGTATGTCAGGATCACGAACAATTCGCCAAATGATGTAGCCACCTACGATGGTTGTCTTACCAAAACCACGTGGAGCAAGCAGAACTACGAATTTATGCTTCTCGAATAACTCAATCCATTCCTTATGGAACCACTTGAGCTCTAAGCCTAGAATGTCTTCCATAAATTTGACCGGATCATTTGCATAGAGGAGGAGATCTCGATAGGACTTCTGGATCTTCATATGGCCTCAGCAGAGCAAGAAAGTCGAGAATACAACAGGCTAAGACAATTAGTCCTTCCTGTGTTTGAGATAGTTCTGCAATGCAATTAGGATGGAGAGAATAAGGCCTGTGTAGATCGAATACTCTGGCGGGAATTCCGTGACCTTCAAGAAGTCGATAGTGTAGGCAATGCCAGAGACTAAGAAGGTGTAAGCCAGGCCTGTCAGGAATTTCTTGAGCGTAATCTTCGGATCAAATCCCTTCTTAGCCATCAACCTCTACCTCCAGTATTTTCTTTGAGATGCGTTTCCTACATTCTGGACATAGCTCCTTTGAGAATGACAGCAATAGGTTCTTGATCTTAATCTCTTTCCGCATATCAATCTGGATGACTGGCTTGAATTGACGCTCAGCATACTGAACGAGAGAGACTAGATTCTTACGGAGCTGCTCGATATTCTGCCTTTGCTCCCGCAAATACTCGAGAATGTCCTTGACCTCACCTCTTTGCCTCGCTTCCTCAAGCAGTTCGTCGATGATTTTATCACGCTCTTCCATCTTCTGGATGAGCTCACGCATCTTCTTTCTGAATTCGGCATAGATTTCCTCGACGATCTCTGATTCTGTCTTGCCTGAATCTAGCTGCTCTTGGACCTCCTGTCTAGCAAGAGCCTCAAAGAATCGGGCAATAGACATGCGAGAGATATTCTTCAGCTCTGGATAACGATCGCCATATTGCTCCGAGATGATCCTCGCAATCTCTGCGTCGCTCTTGCCCTCGCCCTTCAGCTCCTTGACTAGATCCTGCAGTCCGTATTTCACAATCTTATTCACGTTCATATCGCATCAACTCCATTTTCAAGACCCACCACCCAGCCAAAGAGCTGGGCCCCGGCCCTAGCTATCGCCACACCCTTCAGTTCACGAGCAAGGCAAGCATAAACACCTTTCTCCATTTATAATATATTGTCGTCATAACTGCACTTCTCCTATTTAAAGCTTTCGAATTTGGCTATATGTGGTAAAGACAGCTAGCAATTTCGGCGATATATGCCCATTCAATTTTCCGTGCTTGTGCAGCAGAATGACTAAGTCATGAGGCATTTTAAAAAAAATTTAAGATTTGTATATGCTTTTAAGAAAAAGAGGAGAGAAGGTTTAGGGAAAGATTGTCTTTAAGAGGATGGAGTTTATGCGGTGTAGGTATCCCTGAACCTCAGTTTTGGTATCCCTGTCTATCGGAAGGTTGTTGATCTTGGCATTTATGGAATCAAGCTCTTTAAGAACGTCCTCAATCATTCAGATACCCCTTGAGGATACTAAGCTCATCTTGGTTCTCGGTCTTCTGCTCTTGGTTTTGGATTTTTGGTCTTACCTTCTGCCAAAGCTCTTTTGTGATCCATCTATTCCATCCTTCCCTAAGCTCTTTAGCGGTATTTTGAAGGTTGTTTTCCTGTAGGCATATCTCTAGCTGTCTTATGCTCTTTGCGATCTTTCTAAGAGTGCTCTTAAAGAAGACCTTTTGCGTTATGGTCTTTACGGTGTTCAAATATATCTTGGCTAGCATGCTTTTTGTTGATATGCCTATGTTCGGGTTTTTCACTATTTCTAGAATTCGGTTTATGCTCTTTTCCTTAACTGCGGTGTTCACTATTTCTTGCAAGATTTTTTCTCGTTCTTTGTCTATCGCTAGCCTTTTCCCATTTAGGGAGTTTTTCCTACTTCTTCCCACGCTCTCACCTCCTTTTGGCGTTTATCAGGGATAAGTTTTCCTTCCCCTTCAGGTAGGGAAGGTATCCTTATCCCTTCATTCGGGATCTTAGATCCCACAGGGAGAATAACATGCAAATATAAATACTTTTCGTTTTGCATTTCATTTATTGACGTATTGGGATAATAATCCCATGCATCCTAAGACCTCTTAAAGAGCCTGCTCTTAAAATCCGTCTGACAGACGTCAAATTGGATGCCTCTTAAAGATGCCCGTAAAGGCGTCTAAGAGCGTTTCTGAGGCGACTTTTGAAGAGGCAAATGGTTTAGGTCTTGTTTCTTTAAAACTCGTCTCTACGGCGATGTTTGGGGCTTTTAAAGACGAATTTTGGGCATATCCTCGACCTATTATGAGCCTCTTTAAGACCCGCCTCTTGAAATAACCGTGGGCGTTGGCAAATTGGCGTGTGCGTGGGCTTTTATGAGGATCACTTAGTCTTTTGCCTCATATAAGACTCATATAAGACCAATAGCTGTATCCTTAAGCGATGCTCCTATCGGTGGTCTTAAGAGGCATTTCTGCACGGAATAACGGAATCAGCCATGTTAGTTATTAGTAAGCCCTGCCTCTTTAATACTCCCGGTCGATAGGTTTATATACTTGTGGCGACATACCCTTAGCCATGAGCCAGAAAGAAATAAATAAGAGACCCAGCTCCCTCGGGTCTTTAAAGATAGAGGGAGAGGCTAGTGAACAAAGATGGAAGAAGCTATATCGAATATGGAAAGAGCAGATCATCCTAACAAGGCTTGATGTTAAAAGCAAGAATGATGCTCCATCAGGAGCAGTAATGTTCTAAAGAGGCGTGATAGAGATGGAGTGGCGACAGATTTATGAAAAACCAGCAGATCATCAGCCCTATTTACAAGCTAAAATCGTAAGAGAGTTCAGGCGAACAAAATCAAACGGCAAGATCATCTTTAAAATCGGCGGACTAACTACAACGAGCTATTTGAATATCGGCGAACTACCTAAGAGCCTATTCGGTGCTCCTGAAAAGCGAATATGCCAGTTCTACACCGTGAATGTCTCTAAAAACGAGCAGTATGTTATAAGAAGGTGGAGTGTCCTAAGAGAAGCAAGAAGCAAGAAATACCTAATAGACAACTATTTCGCCTCAAGGGTGGTCAAGTTCTACGGCTATTTAAAAGGAGTGCAGTATGAGGCTCTTAGAGAAGCTTTGGGCTATAAA